GAGTTCAGACGTGTGCTCTTCCGATCTATGCAGGGTGGGGGTGTCTTTTATGTACCCCCCCCTAGGGGTCAAGCGGTCTTCGAAATTTTTTTATAAAGATTTCGGAAGTCGTACTTGATGATCTCATCAATTGCGCGGCCAATCTCTTCAGAATTCTCAGCATCAGAGAGAGCATCAGAGGTCATCGCAATTCTGTCCAAGTAAGCACAAGAATTGTAGCCCTTGTCCATGTCAAAACGGTACCAATTGTCAAAATCCTCAAAAGGATCATAAGGATTGTCAACAGTAGTCAAAGCGTATTCGACCATAAATTGCGGTCACCTCCTTACTTCTGAATGTACTGAGAAATTGTGGAGGTTGAGCAGCCTACAGCAGCCGCAATCTCCTGCATGGTATAGCCCGAAGCCTTCATAGAATTGATCTTAGCGATCTTAGCTTCAGAAAGTTGGGTCCTTGTCTTCGGAAGAGCCCGTTCTTTGAGAGCGTCCTGGTCCGCAAAACGAAGAATCTCCTTCAATTTGCTGTCGCTAATGGCGCCTGCCTGAATAGCTTCCCATTGCCGGTCTGTGATGTCGATGCGAGTGTTCTTTCCGCTTGCTCCGGCATTCACACGAGCGTCATTGATGGCCTGCTGGCGTACTTTTCGAAGGGTCTTCTTATCGTTTCGAAGTTCCGGATTGGCGTCAACCTTGGCTTTCACGTAGGCATGGGCCTGAAGCTGAGCCTGCCTCTCACGAGGTGCGTTTCTCTGAGAAATATCCAGAGCGTCAGAGAGCTCCTTGACCTCTTTCTCGTAGGTCTTGGCAGCGCTGGGGTCCCTCTTAAGACCCGGAGTCGCCATGTACTCTTTCCGGGCGGTGTTCGCAAGAGCCTTCATCTTATTGACATAGTCAGCATAGGCCTCTTCCTGACGGGTCCCAGAGGAAAGCTCATGGGCATCCTTCGTAATATCCATAAGCTTGACGGTGTCCGTCGCCTTAACTCGCTTCCCACTCTTGTCCACATAGGTCCTTCCGGACTTTTTATATGTGACTTCGCCGGTCTCAGGGTCGATCCGGCCGCTTCCCTGACGCTCGTCGATCCGGACATCTTGCTTCTTCAGAGATATCAATGTGTGGGCGCCGCCACCCTTTCCGGTGGGATTCCCATCCTCATCGTATTTCGGCTGATACTTCTGCCGAAGCTCGGCGATGCCGTTGTCCTTCTCGGACTGCTTATAGTCCAAATGATGCTTTTCGGCATCGATGACGACCATGCTATGCTTGACCGCTCTCGCGATCTCCGCCTCATTGGCCCCCTGAAGGGTCATGTCAGTGATGAGATTTGAGACCATCCCCATTTCCTTCTGGGTCTGGGATTTGGTCATCAGCTTAACGCCGGTCTTCCCTTCCGTCGAGTACTGGACCTTCGGATCGAAGCCCTTCAACTCCTTCAAAGGACTGGAGGTCTGAATATGTACCCGATCATTGACTGGAATCACTGTAACGGTGTCCCCGTCGAAGTCAGCACCAGAGAGCCGCTCCGCCACCTTCGAGTTGATGCCAATGGCGTCCACAATATCCGTACCGAGAATGGACCTTGCGGCCTTGTTCCGGTTGTTGACGGTCAGCTCCGGGATCTCAAAGGTTCCTCCATGAGGATATCTAATGAGAACGACCTTTTCCCCGTTCTGGTAGCCGGGTGCGTATACCTCATTGTCCTTCAAATTATCAATAGGAAGAATGACCTGCTGCTTCTGTCTTGGAAGCGCCGCAGCCTTGAGATGGACACAGGCCGAGTCGCACTCATCGGCGAAGTCCAGAAGCATTTTCTTCTTGAGGGTCGGATTCTCCAAAGAGCAGATCTCATCAAACTGGGCCTGAGCATCGTCATAGGTCAGCTTCAGCTGCTGGTTGATGAGCTTCATGGGCTGCTTGGAGAGGAACTGGGAAGAGAGCGTTCTACTCATCGTGTCCCATTCACCTTCCGACTTCAGCTTATTGACGGCCGAAAGATGCTCCTGTCCATCCTCGCCGATGTAAGTACTCTGTCCTTTCGCCGGGATGTAAGCACCAAAGGGGTTGTCCGGGTCGTCCTTGATGCCCTTCATGACCTTCTCCTTGGGTGTCCCGCTCTGCTTGTTGGTGTTGAAGAGAATATCCACACCCTCCGGAAGGTCATCCGAGTACATGGCCATGCCCTTCAGGTAGTGGGTCCCATCTACCAGGATGCGAACCTGGGCGTAGTGGGAGTTCCCCAAGCTCAGGTCATCCACACCACGACGGATCTCAATGACACCATCCTTGCTGGAACCGCCCTCATCCCCATACCGGATGCCAACTCGGTCCGAGCTGATGCTGGCGGGATACTGAATCTTGTCCCAGCGCTGGCCGCCATCCACGGAATGATAGTCTCCCACAGAGCCGATCTCACCGGCATCCCGGGCGGCGTAAATATCTTTGTACTCAGTCCCGGGTTTGGCCAGCACCGTCATAGTAAGCTGCTTCCCGGGAACCGTGGCGTAAGGAACACCGACGCCTTTGATAACATAGCCGTCCATCTCCAGCATCGCCATGGCTTCCTTCATGGTGGCAGCTGAGACACCCAGGTCGCGTTCCGCTCCGGCACCAATATCAATCATGCCCTTGGTTTCCAGTTCCTTCTTGAGAATATCCGCTGTGCTCTTGGCACGGGAGGCTCTGGCGCTCACATCCTCATCCAGAAGGTGACGCACCGAGGACTCGCTAGGATATCCAAGAGCATCAGCGATCTCCTGCAGCGTCTTACCATCGTCTCGCATAGAGCGTGCACGGTCGGCGAGAAGGGCATGACGCTCGTGCTTAGCAACGGCCTTGGCCGCACGGTAGTCCGTGGTGGAGAGACCGAATTCCTTCTGGATGTTCTCCGCCGTCTCCTCCCACCCATTCTTCTTGAGTGTCTCGATACGGGCTAAGAAGTCACTGCTATGCTGATAGGGATTCTCCCCAGAGCCCCAGGGGTAACGCCCAGAACGGCGTTTTACGCCATAGTGCATGAGGATATCTTCCGCTACCGGATTCATACTTAGCCCTCCTGTCTCTTTACATCTTCGATGATCTGGTCAAAGGTCACGATCTTCTCCATGATCGGGCTGATGATGTCGGCCCCAGGAGCGTCAAAGTCGATATCGTCGTTCTGGTAGATGCGAAGTTCCATAGAAATATCCATAGGTTTGATCCGGTACTCCAGGCAGAAGAGCGCCGCATAGACATAGAGCTGCTCCATGTGCGTGGGCGTCTCCCCGGTCTTCAGGTCATGGATGCGAAGGAGCTTGCCGTCAAAGCCAATGGTGTCAGCCGTCCCAAAGCAGTTCATCGAGTAGAAGAGCGGCTGCTCCGGGGTCATACGATATCCAATGGCATCGTTGACGTACATATTCAGGGTCTTCTGGGACCGGGGCAGCTTCTGCTTCAGCCGGATACAGGTAGCGGCGAAGTCATGAAGCTCGGTCCCTCTGGCGGTCGCCAAATATCTAAGATAGGCTCCGGCGACTTTGTCGGGGTCGTAGTTGATCCAGTGATACTTACTTGCCCCGAGAAAGGCGTGCTGGCCGATGAGGTTCGAGTGCGGATTGAAGATCACGAAGAATATCCTCCTTGTTCTCCGGATAGATGAAAGCGGCGTAAGACATCCGGTTCATCGTCTCCACATAGTAGTCCTGATTCGGTTGATGGGAGGCGGTCGCATTCCGCTTCCCTTCCAAGGCAGCCCACCTGTCATTGTGAAGAACTAAAATATCAGGAAGCCCCTGCGTCTCAGTCGGGTCAAGATGACAGACGATGCACCCAGGCAGGCGCTTTCGGATCTCTTTGATGAGCTCTGTCTTAAAGCGGCTCTCAAGCATGGCAGATCCTCCCTTCTTCTCAAAACTCAAAAGAGAAAGAACACGCAGGACAGCGTATTCTACTTCTCTTCATAAAAGGGGCTGTTTTTTCTGCGAATCCAAAATATCCATAGTTCAGAAGTCAACGAGGTCTTCAACCGTACACCCGATGACGCAGACAATCTTTTTCAAATTATACGAGCTTGGAGTGGACTTCCCATTACCATACTTACTGATAGCTCCAGCAGATATCCCGGTCCGCAAACTCAGCTCGTCTTGTGAGATCCCTCTCGTCAACAGCTTGCGATGAAGGCGTCTCGCAAATTCCATCCTCCACTTATCTTCACTGTCCCCACGATGTCGGCCTTCCAATTCATTGAGGCTCCTAGCAATATTGGTAGTCTTGAGAATATAATCGTACTCAACAACATCCCCATCAGCCAACTCAACCATGATTCGCAGATTTCCATTCGGCTGCCAGCGTACAACTTTTTCCCGCATCCAGGGGTGCATCTTGCACAGCTCGACAAAAATATTGTCGTAAACGTCACTTTTCATAAAATTACTCCTTTTTGTGCGTTTTGCCCACTTTTGCCCACTTTGCCCAGAAAAAGTGGGCTTTTCATTTATATATAACTATTTACTATAGTAAAAAGTCACATATTAATAGAAAGGGGGGTAAAAGTGGGCATTTGGGCATAAAAGTGGGCAGAAGCCCCATTTTTGGCCCAAAATATCCAATTTTGACGCAAAAACAAGAGACCCGGATCTTTCCGAGCCTCTTGCGCAAGCACGATTTTTCTCAGCTGTTGTTCTTCAGGTAGCGGATCAGGAGCACAATGAGCCACAATCCGCTCGTACAAATGGTCAGCAGGACGTCCAACCAAATCCTCTTTTTCTTCATTTGACCGTTCTCCTTTCAAAATATCCACGATTCTGACCGCCAGCAGCGATCCTTACACGCCTATAATATCAAGGTTTCTGTCCCATTTTTAGGACACTTTTCTCAGGCAAACCAAGGCACCCTCGCCCGAAGTAACGCCACCGAGAAGACCAGAGTGACCACAAGGAAGGTCGCATCCCCCTCGACAGCAGTCGCCAAAACACCGATCACGGCCAGCGCCAGCGCCGCCAGCCAGTTCTTCCAAAGCTTCATTTGTACACCTACTTTTTTGAAAAATAAATGAAGGAAGCCGTTATTAGCGGCTTCCCTCCCGTTTTACAAGTGCTGCCGCTTTAGATATTAGCTTCAATCTGAGCCTTTTGTCTGAAGCAAGCAAATCTATGACTTCGTCACCTGTGGCATTATATTTTGCTAAAACGCCAAGCATATGGGCTTTACCAAGATAAAATGTCAGATTAAATCCTTCGTAGATTGCTCCTCCAATAAGCACAGTCTTCAGCATTTTCTTCATAGTGATCAACTCCTTTCATAAGGGAGCCTGTTAATCCTGCGAAGACCTACGGCCGATACCAGCCAACGTAGCGCCACCGGCGCCCAACCTTCTCAAAAATAAAGCGCCTGCCAAAGAGGCAGACGCAGCAGCGGTCATCCCATATCGAGCTCTTCCTGATAAGGCCCATCAAATATCAATCTCCTTTCTCTTCGCTCGTAGCGTTTTTCACTTTGTTTACGAGGTCTCTGATCATTTGAATGAGTGCGAGTTCACTACAGAAACCCATATACTCAAAGCTGTCTTCAAAACACGCATCGCCCTTTTTTACCTTAATACGTATGATGTTTGGATCGGGGTCAAAACAGGACCATACTTCGATTCCATGTCTGTTCAGCTCATCCGCATAGTTTGAAAGAACGTTCAGGTCCATACGTCACCCATCTCCCTTCAAAATTCGATCCATTTATCATCAGGGTACTTTCTCGCAATGTGTCTCCCACAATATTTACAGCGAGAAATGTAATATGTGCCATGATAATTTAGAACAGCATAATCCGGTTCGTGCCATTTGAAAATATCATGATATACTACCTTAAACCAGCCAAATCGTACGTACAAGATCCCACAGAGTAGGAACACAAGCAGACCTACAAATAGCGCAATCGCAGCGATGACAATGGCTCTCATTCGCCTGCCTCCTTTCCACCGCTTTCCGCAGAGGCCTTCGCTTCGTCCTCTCCAGTAATCAGCTCACTATACGGCAGGCTCTCGACCCAGTCACAGAAGGTATGCCACTCGTCCAGCTTATGATTCCGACGAGACTTGTACATATTGGCCAACACCTCGTAATTGAGCATGACCGTCCGGCGCTGGTTGTAAGAGCTGGGGAGAAGCTGAATCATTTGCCACCAAATATCTTTTGCACTGAGACCGGTTTCAGATTCTTTTTTAAGTGCGGTCAGATATTTCATGCGGCAGTTGTTAAGCATCTCAATTGTGATCTTAAGCACTCCGAGCGGAGAATAAATGACATCTTCAGTCTGACACGGCGTAACATCCACATACGGATACTCTCTAGACATAATTACATCATTGGGCATGCCATTGAATCTGATCAGATGTTCGTGGCTGAAATCATCCAATGTGAATTCTTTTGCCGCAATCTTGTGCATCGTACTGCATGAATTCGCCACTGTGCCCACCTTATAGGTATCGAACTCCTTCCACCAATACAGCGGAGCCGTAATGTCAACATACACAGCAATCATCCGCATGAACTTACGATGGTCTGTTCCGGCATTGCGAAGACGAGTCATAAGGTCGAGATCATTGTCGCCAACAAACGTCTCAATACCATTTTTATCAACGAGAATAACCGGATTATTTTGCATATAAGGAATTGCTAAATCACTGCCAAATAGACTATCACTCTTCTCCCAGCTATTCTTCGGATTCCGCATTCCTCGGATGGCAGCCTCCCACCCCACGACTTCGGTGTTTTCAAGTTTCAGCATCTTTATTCTCCATTTCTTTCACCAATTTCTTAGCCGCGTCAATCTTTTGCTTATGATTCATGGCATGCGGACACTTAAATGCATCAAGTTCGCAGAAACAGCACATAGTTCCAAGAGTCAACGCCCAACAACGATTAGCAAGCGCCCGACAATCATGGATCATAAACTCTTTAAGTGCCGCATAGTCGTTTTTTGAATCGTGAAGTCGCTCGCGAAGACTATTTACCTCACTCCTCAGTCGTTCATTTTCTTTTTTAGCATCGGAGGCCATCGCTTGCCGAAGTTCGTCAAGATTCATTTTTGTTCTCCTTTTCGAATTTATCCATCGCGCAAAGATCCGCATGTGTCTCATCGCAGAACTTTAAATCTTTAGGATCCACGTAGCCCATGCCCTCCGGGAATTCCACGATGGCACGCACAAAACTGATATCACCATTCGAATAATGTTCCCAGCAGTGCAAATATCCAAGCTTGCCATTTACGTGGACAGTTCGTAGTTCCCTTTTGACAGTAATGTCGCTAAGACTAGCCATTTTATTCCTCCTGCCTCGGTTTTGGGATCATCGCACAAAGAAATTGACCGGACAGCATGACCGCTTCGTCTCTCGTAAACCCATGCTGCATAAAGTTGTCCCGAAGAAAACCAGCCATCTCGGTTAAGGAACCAAGGGTGTTGAGCAGCCCCGCAATCTGTTTGGAATTATCCATTTTATTCTCCTTTCGTCGTCCCATCGTGGAACTTCTGCATGGCTATGGTTATAATCAAAAGCCGCAATCGTGAATCTTCTGCATGACCTCGGTCACTTTGCTCGCCAATTCCTTCATAGAAGGCAGAGGAGACACGGAAATATCCAGCTTCATAGCCTCCCTCACGACCAACACTTTCTCCAGGTCCCGCTTCAGGGCGCTGTTGGTGCCATGCATCTTCTTTGCCAGAGCGACACAATATCCAAGGTACGCGTCATGCTCCTCGCCCTCAGCAGCCCGAACAATAGTTTTTGTACCATCTGCAAAGAGTACCACGGTGACGCCGGCGGCCTCGTTGTAGATGACCTTCTTGGCCTTGGGCATAAAGACACCAAAGTAGGCCTGATACCCGTCAAGTCTGCGACCCTGATGAATATCCGTATTCAGTTCCTCCGGGGCGAACCAGCGAAGAAAATGGGGCTTATCCTCATTGGTCGAACGAACACCAACCCGGCCGTGCACATAGTCGAAAGCCTCGATTCTCCAAATATCATTGGGAAACATAGGGACCTTCGCCAGCTGACCTTTCTTCATCTGATTCATCAGTTCACGGGACTTCATTGCTTTTTCCTCCTTTTTATCATTCACCTTTTTGGGCATAAGTTCCCGCAGAAGCTTCTCATACGGATTCTTCTCATCCCACCGATCCATCATCAGGCACAGTCTCCTTTCTGTAGTCATCCAGCTCCGGCTTGTGTTTTGCTGTCCAGATAGCGCACATGAGATTCCAGCAGACTGCCCGGTCATGGGGCTCGTCCTTATCCCCTCGGAGAAACTTGATGTAATGCCGCAGAGCGCTGTCCAGAAAGACCTTCACCGGAATCCCCTTGCGCCAGTTATTGTCGCCATACTTCTTTGCGCCATCTTCAAAGTGAACGGCAGTTTCGAGAAGAGCCGTAAGAGGGTCCCATCCCCTAATAATGCAGAAGTGGTCAATTGCACTGTCCAGCTCAGAAATATCATCCGACTCTTGGAAGCTGTACACAGCATCAAGGACATAGTCCGGTTTTTCATCGTCGTCTCTCAGGAAATATGCCACCACATCCAGCGGCATCAGATCGCAGCGGCCCTTACCGGCTCGCATGTCCCGCACAGCGCCAGACTCAAACTGAGTCCTGTCTCCGCTGTCGAGAATATGGGGATTCTCTGTGGACACATAATTCATCGGCATTTTCATGCAGTTCTCCTTTCAAATATCTCACACCTCAACGGTGCGACTTCCCCATCGCCAGGACGGGGTTTCTTTTTTGGGTTCTGAATATCTTTCTTGAGCTGATCCATCAGCCAGTCCGGGTCAACCTTCGTACAAACGAAGAACCAATTGCTATGGAAAAATTTCTCAATCTCCCGTATCTGCTTTAATGCAACCGCTCGATTCTTGTACGCTTTCTTGATAGTACTCTTTTCTGAAATACCAGGGTCGTTGATGATAGCCAAGGCTTTGAATAGCCGTCGTATCGCAGAGCGGTAATCCTCTGCCGAACGTACGACAATGGCATTGGCCAGCTCATTCCAAGCTGTGAACTCTACGTGGGGGTCAAGATTTGTTTCACGTGACACCTCCATCTTCTGAGGAGCCATGCCAGCACCTCCTATTCTGGCGTTTAAACCGCTTTTTTCGCAACGCTGGGTTTCTGAACGAATCTGCCCTCGTTGAAGTTTTTCTTCTCCCTAAGGGCCCTCGTAATGCCAATATCAATGCTGCTCCGGGACCGGAGATGGTAGTAGTAGAGGTCTGTGTAGGGGGTGTTCAAGCGGTCAATCCGTCCTTCCGCTTGTTTGAGGACCTTATACGAGTAGTTCTGCGAGAAGAATATAATGGTGTCGGTCTTAATGCAGTTCCAGCCCTCGCAGCCAGCCGTATACTGCACGAGGTAGACCCACTTCTCCCCTTCCGGGATCTCCTGGTGCTTGTGCCCATTCCACTCCGCAATTTCAACGTCCTCGCCGTAATAGAGGCTCTTCAGAATATCAAGCTCGTAGTCGAAGTTGTAAAAGATGATGCAGCGAGGATGCTTCTCCACGATCTCCAGAAGGGCTGTCTGCCGGCTGTCATCCGAGTTCGTTACCTTCCGGAGGAGGTAGCAGAGCTCGCTGGCCGTCCGGATGGGTTCGTTCTTGTAAGGGTCCCAGCGGTTCCGGAAAATATCTTTGTAGATGATAAAGTTGTACTCCACAAAGACGTCCTCATGGTGCGCTACGGTCTTTCGCTGGAAGTCCATGTCCACCAAGATGCTGTCCCGGAGCCTTGTGAGCCGCCTGGTGTTCAAATATCGGTCGATCTTCGGATACTTGGTGCACCAGCGGGCGTAGACCACATGCTGGTCGGTGAAGTCCTTCCGGGACCGAAAGAACCCGTTAGCAAGGAAGACCGGAACATAGTCCGACCAGGTATCCCCCGGTGTAGCGGAGAGCAATATCCAGTGGTTACGCTTTGCGATCTTCAGGAAGGCTTTGACCCAGGCACCTTTCCCGACCACCCGCTGCTCGTCGAAGAGGAAGAAGGCGTCCTTCACGTCCTTGTACTTCTGGATGTTGTTCCAGGAGTCCACGACGATCTGGTTCTTCAGGACACTGGCTTTTGGGTTCTTGGAGATCCGGAAGTTCGCCAGCTCCCCCTCCCACTCGCAAATATCACGCTTGCGGGCGGTCGTGATGATGTAGAGGTCCCGAACGTGCTTACCCTTCTCTGGCCGGAGTCTGCTGAGGTCCGCCACCTCCGTCTGCCAAAAATAAGCGAGCGCCGTCCGGGACTTGCCAGAACCAACACCACCGCAGAGGATGCAGCCGTTTTTCATCCGCCCGACTGCGTCCAACTGGTAGTCAAAGAGCTTAATTACCGGCATTGGGGAGAATCTTTCCCTTCAGCTGTGGGATCTCCAGCTCTATGAATTTGCCGAAAGCATTTCTCTTCAGCGGAGATATCTCGTAAGCCTCCTCAAAGAGATTACAGATAGCGTTCCACTTCTGGTTCTGCTCCTTGACAGCCCCGATCACAGCAGGAATCTTTTTGGCATTGCGCTTTTTGACAATATCATCGAGCTCCATCCACATGTCCTTCAGAAGGCTCTTTGCGGCTTCCACCGAGTTATTGAGGACTGCATCCTCAAGGATCCTGTCTTCGTAGATCTTGAAGTACTCTTTCGCCTTCATGGCTTTCTCCTTTCTCTTTGAACCAGTTGCAGGAATATAAATAGGGCTTCCACTCGTTTCGCTTCCGACAGATCACCTGCCGGTAATGGGCATCCTTCCCATAGAGGCAGCTCTCGCAGCAAGGGCTTTCCAACGGCACCCCGCCTTTCTCTAAAAATGAAAGAGAGAGCCTTTGTCGGGCTCTCTCCTTGCTTTATAAGTCGTTCATGAAGATCTCATAGTCCTTCAGCATGTTCTGATAGTGACGCAGCGCGTCGATGTAGACTCGAACCTTTGCGATCTTATCCTTGAGCTTGGAAAGCTCGCCATCCAAACGCTCCTGCCGGATGAGCCGTACTGCTCTCTCCTTCAGTTCGTTGGAAGCGTCCTCCAGGTCTCGGATCTCTCTCGTAACCATCTCGATTCTCATTTCCACTTCGTGCGTATCCATTAAAATATCCTCCTTTAGTGTTATGGGTTCTTCATAAAGGAAGCGGTAATTTCTGCGCTCAGGACTCTTCGAAGCGGACAGGTTTGTGAGAATATAAGTTGACCGGCTCGTTGAGGCAATCATAGCAAGGGTCGTCCTCTTCCGTGAGGGACCGGTGCTTGCAGAGCTTGCAGTACTGGCCGAAATAGACTTCCTTGTAGCCGTTATCGTCCATACACGTTCTCCTTTCCTAAAATATCTGGTGCCCCCTCGGGGATTCGAACCAGGGACCGATCGGTTATGAGCCGACTGCTCTGACCATCTGAGCTAAGGGGGCGAGTCAAAGGAAGTGGGCCCCACCCGAAGGCAGAGCCCAAATATCCTTACTGTTTCGTAGCGTTGGCCTGTAGCCAAGTCAGCAAAGTGCCCGTGGGAGGATGGCCTGGAAGGAATGTCAGGGTCCGATAGTTCTCAGGCACGGTCAGAGATATCATGTTGCCCTCACTGTCGACTTCCTCGTAAATAACATCGGTATAGTCTCCAGTCGCCTTTTTATACTGCAAGCTATGGAAGTACCACCCAGATGTTTCACCGCTTTCATTGCAGTCCATTACAATTCCGGTGTACACCGTAGAATCTGCCCCTACAGTAAACTGACCGCCGATATACTCGTCAAGACTGCCAACACCGAGAGTCACACTCTTACTCCCTACGGGGACCTGGGGGTTCAGGACCCAGACTTCACTGCTACTAAACCACAGCCGTGCTTTACCGTCAGGATCACCAATATAAGCCTTCTTAACTGCTCTCGCTACCTCCACTATAGTCGGGTCCCACCACTGAACCGTAGCTGTCGAATCTGTGAATGGAATATTGGCATCGCACCATGCCTTATCTGGCTCGTTGCCCGCTCCAAATGTTGCGGTCAGATCCACAAGCATTAGGCCATCGAACCACATAGACGCCGCATTGGCCTGATTATTATAATCGATGCGCATCTGGTAGTTCCCGGCAGGAAATTTATCGCGGGTGTTGACAGCGCTCAGCATGTTCCACTGTCCAGTGGGGCCTGAGAGGCCGCTGAAAAAGGACGGCTCATTAATTGGCCAGTAAATATCAACCGTTCCTGCTTTGGTCTCCTGGTAGACCTCTACACGAGCATAGTACTTGTGGGATGGCGTAAGTGTCGGCTGCACGTAGCCAACATTAAGCTGACGAAGAATATATGTAGTCTCAATTCGCTCTACAGAGCCTGTCAACAGCATAGCTCGTTGACCATATTTTACGTGCGCAGCATTGCAATATACATACCCTTCACCGGAGTTTGACATATCTGCGATCTCAAAGTTGCCGATTTTTCCAACCATGTTTGTAACGGTATAAGACTTTTTGGTAGTTTTTGTCGGTACTCCGATATATGCTTTGTCAATCTTTCTGGCACGTGGCTGCTCTGTTGGTACCCACCAGTTAACTAATGCAACGGCATTCGCATCCAAGAAAGGAATGCCATCGCAGGTTGCCTTATCGGGTTCATTACCGGCTCCAAATATCGCCGTCAGGTCAACGAGCATGAGACCATCGAACCACATAATACCTTCGGCATTGCCATTATTATAATCAATTCGCATCGAATATGCCACAGCGGTGAAGGTACTGCGATCAACGATGGCCGAGAATGCATTCCACTGCCCAGCAGGACCAGACATGCCAGTGATCATCGCGGGCTCATCAATAGGCCAGTAAATGTCAACCGATCCAGTTGCCTCCTGCTGATAGGTTTCGATCCGCACATAGTACTTGTGAGTTGGGTCCAGCGTCGGTTGCACCTGGCCAGATGAATCTCGCAAGACATATGTCCGTTCGAATACGGAAGCATCGCCCCTCATTTGGAGTGAATTCGAGCCGTATTTTTTCTGCGCGGTGGCAAGGTAAATATACTCTTTTTCCGCAGTCGTTAGTTTCCAAGAACCCGACTCAAAACTACCGATAGACCCCAGAATATTGTGAACGTTGTACTGCTTCTTGACCCGAGTTGGTGCACTGAGATAGCCTGCTCTAGGCATGATTGTTCACCTCATTCATAGACAAAATATAAGCGCCCTGCTGCGAGAGGGGTCGTCCCCGCAACAAGATCCTCGGTCCCGTAATCGTAGTTTTCCAGAGTGCCATTCATGACATCGAACGTATGTGCGCCGGTTTTGTCGGTAATTGTAATACGATGACCTCCAGTGATATCAGCCACAGCGACTGTCGGAGAATATCCGTCATCACCGTCCGCGCCCGGATCTCCATCATTGCCATCCATCACGTTAAAGGAACTGCTTCTGTTGATGTCCGTAAAGGTAACCTGGTATCCTCCGGCGATTGCCTTTACAGAGCAGGTTGGAGAAGTTCCGTCCTTACCATTTGTTCCATTGGTACCGTCCATCACATTGAAGCTTTGGCTCTTATTGATGTCCGTGATTGTGACTTTGTGCCCTCCGGTGATTTCCGTTACCGCACAGGTAGGAAGATGCTTATCGACTTCCTCCTGCGCAGCCTGTGCAACCCGGTCGATCCAGTCCTCAACCGGGTCCGGCTTGGTCCCCAAAGGATAGTCCAAAGACTCGTCGATCTTGCTGTCCCAGATCTGAGATTTGACAAGAGCGTCGTTCACATAGTAGCGAAGCTGCAGTTCCCCGATTCCGAACACGCTGACATCAGCCTTTGTAACTTCCCAATAGAAGCAGCCGTCGTCTGTAGAAGCTACCACGGTGCAAGGGTATGGGTATTCATCCCCCGGGCGGCGATGAACAAGGGCCGCAGAACCATCGCCATAAAGCTTCCGCCATTCAGAAATATCAAACTTAACTCGTCTGGCAAGGTTTTCACCCTGTCTGCCAATGAAAATTTTCTCCCGTCCGTGAGCGTTCATGTCCGGACGAACAAGAATATCGAGCATCACATCACCTCCATGTCATTGTGGAAGTGCAGCCAATGCACTGTCCACTCGTGTATCCCAAACGGGGCTGAGCACTACCCTTGAGCCAACGGTATAGCGAAGCTGAACAACACCCCGCCCAGGAACGGAGGCATCCTCCTCCGTGACCGTCCAGTAGGCAAAGCCTTCAGAAATATCAATCTCGCGCCGCTGCGGTGAAGGATCGATTGGGCGTTGGTAGAAGATCTCTGCCGTTCCGAAATCTCCACAAGCCTTCAGGCAGCTTGAAATATCAAACTTGACCCGTCTGGCTTTATACTCCCCTTCCCGTCCGAGAAAGATCGGCTCATGTTCAATTGCCGGGACTTCGTACATCACACCACCTCCAAGAAAGGAGAGCCCGGTCGCCCGAGCCCTCCTCCGAAAATATCAGTCCTCAGGATCATCCTCTTCCTGGTTGCAGTAGCGGGAATAGTACGGATCTCCATCCACATCCTGCTCAACATACATGACGTCGGCATAGAGAGAAAACTTCCCGGGGTTCTTCCGCTGCTCGTAAAGATTCGCCTGGACGCAGACGTTCTTGATCCGGATGAAGTCCAGCTCCCCGATGGTATCCTCAGACATGCTGACTCTCCGTCCGTTCGGGGTGATAAGGTAAATATGGGGAGGATAGTTGCTCTCCATATTGATCTTGACGTCGCAGTAGTAAGTAGGCTCGAACTCATCCTCGTACCCGGGACGAGGCTTCGTGCAGCGGACATTGACACCCATGTCTCTCAGGCGGTCTGCCTGTTCCTCCGTGGGAATGACCACGGAGACCTTTCTCGCCGGATTGCCGTAGTTGTCCCGCTCAGCGTCTCCGGAGAAGTTAGTGCGCCAGATGAATCTGGTATCATCAATGTTGATTTTGACCTTTGCCATAAATATCAGTTCCTTTCATCGTACTGCGAAGAGGTTTGCATCCTCTTCATGGGGCTCCCCCGCAGCAAACCAAGGCGGGGTATCGGAAATATCAGCGTCGTCCGCTGTGAACCATTCGAAGTCGCCAAACTTGGAGATCGTGGCCACCGCCTCGTCAACCATACGGTCATAGTAGGCCCGGTCAATATCAGCCTCCTTGCCGAGAAGTCGGACCATCTCAGACTCCATCCAGCGATAGCCCTTGGCCCCGGTAGCGGAGGCGTAGCTCTTCTCGCCGGTCTTCTTGTCAACGACCTCCCGCATGAGGAGACCGCCACCACAGCCAGGCTTGATGGGGCAGAACAGGCCGACCTTACCGATGAAGCGGTAGTCATGCTCGTCTTCCTTCCCTTCGTTCATGTCCAAATATAAGGCAGAGGTGACCGCCTTGGTCTCGCACATGTCAGTGAAGCAAATATCTTCCCTGCTGAAGAGAGTCTTGAAGACGTAAGGAACCTGGAACTGGGCCCCGGTAGCCGTCCACTGCCCAGCGTTCTTGCCATCAGCGAACTTTGCCACGTAGACAGCGTCGTTCACCAGGCAAAAGCGCTCAAAGTTGGCCTCCGTCTCAAAGGTGTATCCGAACTCCTTGCCGAAGCGAATAACGAAGTCCTGGATCTCCTGGGTGGCGTTCGGGATCTTGATGGAGTCGGTCTTGATGTGCGCCACGGTATAGCCGAGCTTCTCGACCTCTTCCTTCAGAAGCGTCATGAAGAGCGCACCACGTTTGGCAACGAGGTTGTCCACGTTCCGAGGGTCCCGGAAGGCATTGCTGAACTTGGCAGCAGTGAGCCCGTAGATGGAATTGATGACGATCTTCAGCGCCTGCGCCAGAGAAGAAGCGAGCTCCTCCGTGAGATAGGGTTTGAGGGCGCCGTTCAGGAGCTTTCCAGCGGTCTCGAAGTCCTTGTGCTTGATAGCGACACGGGCCTTCACGATCTCCTCGAACATCTTCGTGTACCGAGGCCCGAAGAGGCACTCAAATATCACGCTGTGCGGGTGCATGGAAGCAACGTCGCCGTCCCAGACATTGACGTACATACCCGGCTTGGAGTACACTCTGCCGCCTTCGCCGATGTCCTGGTGAACAGATCTCTTGGTTACGATTTGGTTCCACGAATTCCTGAACGACCCGTTCTCAATGGCCTGAATATCAGCCAGGATACCATCCTTGTCTCCGCTGTTTCTCTCCAGAATATCAGCGTCGTCCACCCAAATGGACTTTCCGAGATGGTAGACGTACCGAGGGAAGAACGGCAGGATGCTCCAGCCATCCGGCAGGACCTCGCATCCCTCGCCGGTGTAGACCTGATAGGTCGGAAGACCGTTTTCGTCGAAAATATGGAACTCGTAGTTCTCCCCGAAGAGCCGCCGATACCGGTCGTACTCGGTCCAGGGAACGGGCTTCGAGAGGTCCCGGTAGTTGAACTCGTTCTGGGGGTTCCGGTTGCTGCCAAATATGATTTTGGTGGAAAGGGAGTTCGTGGTGTCGTTGACTGCTGCGTCAATGCCATAGAGTCCTTTGACCAGCGCCACCTGAATCTCTCTCGCGGCAAAGTCCCCCTGGCGCTCGTTGAAGACCGCCTCCGTGGCGAGAACGTCATTATCGCAGTACTCGGCGACTTTCGGCCAGAGCTCCTCCGGAACAGGCTGGTCCCAGGGAAGCCCCAGCTCCTGATGGTGGATGCCGAGCTCGATTTCCCACTTCTTGAGGGACTGCTTGGTCGTGGCAAAGTCATAGACGTCCGTATACGACACGTTGTAGGCCTCTCCGAAGAAGGCCTCTGGGTCGCCATTCACGATGCGCTGAGAAAGCTGATAGAGCTGCTGGTTGTCGTAGCCGATGAGCCGCCCGTACAAAATATGGTTGTCGTAGCGACGGCAGTTGAAGCCTACCAGCTTGTAGCGCATCAGGTTCTCGATCTCGGTGGGGCTGGGGTTGATCATCCGGACACAGGTCTTGTCCGGGCCAGCGTACTTCCAGTTCACAAGGAAGAGGTTGGGGAAGACCTCCACATCGTAAAAGACCAGTTTTGCGCTGTCCTCCTCGGTGGGGGCGGAAATATCATCCGACTGAAACTTCATCTTCCCGACCATTGCCATGCAGTAGTCTGCATTGTTGGTACTTTCGGAAGCGAAGTTAAATATCACGTTGCGCATATCGCTCACATCATAGTGGAGGCCGGATTCGTATGCGTCGTCCAGAATTTTCTTGATAAAGTCGATGCTGGGTTTGGTGTTCGGGTGGATCTCCTTGTTCAGATTTCGCTTGATAAGGACACGCAAACCCCGCTCGCTCTTTACCGACTCAAAATTCACCATTTTGCTGTCTCCTTTCAGCGGCAAACCAGAGCTGATCGTAGCGATCGGAAGGTTGTTGCATTTTGTGAGCTTTCTCCGAAGAGAGCTCTTCCCTGTCGGTACCTTGACCTCGATGTGGTCATCGTAGACACGGCTCAGGCGGCTTGCGTCTCCATCGTAAATATAATGCAGATGGATGCCGCACCCGCTCTTGCTGAGCTCAGCGTACGTGGGCGGCCACTTCGAGGCCTCCTCCAGGTTTCGTGCCAAGGACTTCTGTCCGTTCTCGGAAATATCAAAGTCGATGACAATGTGATTGGACTCCTCCGGAATGAGAACGTAGTGAAGACGGCTCGTATCAAGATCCGAGAGCTTCGTCGTGACCTTCTCCCAGTAAGTGACCGGCGTTCCCTTCTCAGAAGCGTACTGAGCTGGGTAGTCGGCGCATATCTGGTCGAAGATCGACGGCTGCTCCTGGAAGTCGATAGTCTTTTTCGGAGAAATATCAGCCGGCTCGGGGACTTCCCGGTCCTCAAATTTCTCCGTCCGAAAGCCGGAGTAGTAGCTCCGGATACGGCTGCCGTCTTCCGCGTTGACCCGTTCCTTGTAGTCACGAAAATAGTTTTTGAGCTCCTCCTTGAATATCCGCTGGGAGAAGGGAAAGTTGACCTTGGCTTCCTCGCAGTAGGTCTTGTACATCTCCCAGGCCGCCTTCAGGGTCGTGCCGTCCTCCTTACGGAACACATAGTAGGAGTCAACAATGAAGTTATAGAAATCATTCGATGCGCCAAGCATCGTCACAGGAATATAATTGTCATAGAGGTGGGGATTCTCTAAGAAGACATCCTGACAATGGCTGGCGATTGCTCCGAGTTCAAACTCGATCTGCTTCATGGTAGTGACATAGTCCTTCTGGCTCAGCTTGTTGCCAGAGGGAGAAACGTCGATGAGCCGCCGGATGAGACCGGATTTGGCGTCCGTGATCTTGACCGGGCGGTTCGTGCCCATAAATATAAAGCTCTTGAAGCGAGCGGAATAGGTCGATTTGAACTTCTCGTTCACAGTCATTTGCTCATGAGAAACCAAGCTGTTCAGCCGGGTGTTGTCCTCAATTTTGGAGAGGTCGCCGTCGTGCTGAATGGCCACCAGGGGGTTGGTCTTGAAGGATTCCAGCGCAAAAGAGCTGTTCGCTGACCCCAGAGCCTTCGAGTCAAATACGCTCCAGTAGCCATCGAACAGCTGCTGCACAATGTTCAGGACCGTGGACTTGCCCGTGCCAGCGGCGCCATAGAGGACCATGAACTTCTGAAGCTTCTTAGATTCCCCCGAGACGATGGCGCCGATCGCCCATTCGATCTTTTGGCGCTCTTCAGGAGAATATAAGGTGGACATCAGGTGGTCGTAGGCCTCTATGGAGCCGGGAGCCAGGGGATAGCTCAGTTTTTTGCTGGCATAGTCCTTCTTGGTGGTCTCCGTGTTGGCAAATATCAGCTTCTCATCGAGCATGTGGAAGGAGTCCCGCATCTGTTTCTGGCAATACTTGTGCCAAATATCAACCATACCGGACTCCGCGTCCCACATGTGAAGCACCCTGACTTCGGAGTCGAACTTCTGACGGTTCTCCTGAGCGAATCGGTCCAGTTCCCGGTCGATGAGCTGAAGAGCATCCTGCTCATCGGTAGACCAGAGGCCAATATCATCCAGCCAGATGGCGTAGAAGTCGCCGCCACGAATCATGAGATCGGAGCTTTTCTTAATGATGAACTTCGGATAGATTTCTATTACACCGCGCTTTGTACTCCGCGTTGAAACTATCAAAAAGTCGATCATTTAGGGTCTTTATGCCTCCTTGACCTTGTCCTCCAGCAGGGAGAGTTTGGTAGCGAGAATATCATTCTCGCACTTCAGCTTTGCGCAGGCGAGCATGCAGTAGACTACCCCGGCAACCGTGAACCAGTTCACCTTCTTCTGCTTGAGGACATACTTCCGGTTGTAAGCGGCGTGACGGCGCTGAATGTCGCTCAGAATATAAACCTTGTCATTCAGGTCGATGACCCGTCTCATCATTTCGTCCATAGAAATCTCCTTTCAAACTGATCCGTCATCGGAAATATCATTGAGGTACCAGCACATCTGATACCAGATGTCCAGAGTCCGCATATCTCTCGGACAATTCCGGACCCGGAAGAGCCCGCCATCTCCATCCCGGCTGTAATTCCGGTTGAGGAAGTTGGCAATCGCCTGGTCAACGGCGTGCTGGTCGTAGTTTCGGTCGCTCATGTTTGCGAGGTTCAGGTTCGTAAGCATCACCCAGAACCACCGGTCCGCCCGGGAACCAAGGTCCGGGTCGTACATGATGTTGTCCTCGCAGCGTATGGCCAGGGCCAGCATCATCTCAAGGACACTGCAGTCCCGGTCATCCAGAGCACTTGCGACCTCGGCGTCAGAATATCCGCACTCCTCGCCGAAACGATAGCGCAGATTGACCCCATCGTCCGCCCGATTCCCATCCATGGGCATCGTATAGGTGAAGGGGGTCTCATAAAGACGCCGCAGCAGCTTTCGGTAGGATGGAAAATATCTTGTCTCACCAGCGCAAATGAGCTGATACATCCACGCCAAGTACTTTCTGTTCAGCTCAGTCTTGGTCATCGTTTCCTCCTATCCTAGATTAGTCAATAGGGATGTGTGGGCGCCGTTCAATGGCTTCCGCATACGTCCGAGGATCTCTGGTGATCTCGTAGTCAGCTTTCAGGTGAGTATTTCGCACATAGACGACATCGTCAATGTACTCCCCGAAGTGCTTCAGAGCGTCCGGACCAATGGTATCCTCCGGCTCCCGAAGAATATCATTCATGTCATCCGCCAGGGTCCCGTCGGCGTAGTAAGTCAAATATACGACCTCATACTCTTCGCCAGCGGCATCCGGCTCGATAATGTAGATTCCCTCCGGAGCGGGGCTGTCATCGGCATAAGGGTCATCCACCAGAGGAGGAAGCTCTTCTTCCTCATCCTCTTCCTCCGGGAGCGGGGGCTCAGGCTTTGCGTAGTTGGTATAGCTGTTGTTCCGGATCTTCTCCATGTACTCCGAAATATCAGGCTTCTGGCGATTCATGTGGGCAAGTTCCATCCCGTCGAGATCTTTCTGCGCCTCCTCCGTCAGGTTCTTTGCCTTTTCCGTCATCTCCTTGTAAATCTGGCGGATCTCAGCGACCTCGTCCTGCGCCTTCGCCTCAAAGTGCTGTTTACAGAGAAGCAGAGCTCCGCATCCACCGACACAGAGCCCCGCCAGAAACGCAAATACGTTGCTGTGCTTCATTGCACCCTCCTTTTAATATGCTGAAAAATAATGGTGCCCGACCTGGAAGAGCGGCGTTCCATAAGAGCTATAGTGCCCCGCACGCAGCAGCGGTCAGACCTCCCATTCCACATGCAGGTAAATTGGTTTGGCTGGTAGATCACCCCGTGGACCGTATCCGGGAAATGAGGATCGTCCACCCGATTCAGGATCGTGTCGATGACGAGCCGCTTCCCTTCTTCCGGTTCTCCCTCCGCCTCAGCCATCGTGACCAGGGCGATGAGGTCGATCTCCTCCTCGCTGTAAGAAATATCAGCTGAGGATTCCACCGGTTCTGGAATAGGATACTGCTCGTCCAGAATAATGGTATAGTCCTCTTCCCGGAGGTCATATGTAGACGTCTCCTCACTCTTTGTTTCCGGGTCCAAAATATGAGCCCCGTCCGAGTTTGCCTTGGACGGGGTGATCAGGACCGACATTGTGAAGAGGGCCGCCAGTAATGCCGCAATGACTCTCTTCATGTCAAATCATGTCGAGGATCGGGCCATTCACGTTGAAGTCCAGGAGAATAGAGGGCTCATAGCCGTTGACGAAGTCCCGGAGCTTGTCCGCGTTGTAGCGGTGGGTATCGTAGATGCCGAAGTCGACATAGGTGTCGAAGCCCTTCTTGGGAGCATAGATCCAGCCGATGGACTGGCCTTCCTTGGTCCGCTTCATGCCGAGCATGTCATAGACCTCATTGAGGAAAAGGTGGCCACGGGTGTGCAGGAGGTTGTTGGCGTACTCGCACTGGGAGCGCAGGAACATCAAGTTGAACTCAGGGTTCCGCTCGTAGTCGGGGCAGGACTCGTCGAAGAAGCGGGCATAGGGGCTGGGCATGTTCTCGCTGACAGAAATATCCTTCTTGACGGTCTTCTCCTTGCCCTTCTCGTCAGTGATCTTTTCCTCGACCTTCTTCTGCTGGACATTGTAGCGGAGCTCCTTCTCGACAGCCTCACCGAAGCGGTCGACCACCCGGCTGCGATAGTCCTTGAAGCTGGTGCTCAGGGCGCCATAGGCAGCCGCCAGAGCCAGATTCCGTTCACGGAGCATCTTGTGCGCCACGAGAACGCATGTCAGGGACGCAGCGCCGAGAGCCAGAGCAGGGCCATAGAGCTTGGCCAGCTTCACGCCAGTCTGAATATAAATGATGCGGGTGTCCTTCTTGGCATCTTCGGGGGTGTACTTTTCCGCCATAGAGGGATCATTGCTGCACTGCTCAACCTTCTCCAGGGTGTCCTTGGTCTCAGCGAGGACCTCGTTGACCTTCAGGGTCGCCTTGCAGGCCATAACAGTGGCGCAGACACCACTCACGATGCCGGTAGCGACGAGGATCTCAGGACCATGCTTCTTGCCGGCGAACCGCGCCTTACTGGCGAAAGTCTTCGCGGCGTTTGTAATATTCGAAAGCTTCATAGTTTTTTCTCCTTACGTTTAATCTAGATTAGAGGGGAATGGCTCTGGGGAGCTTGATCTTGAAGCCGCCATCACGGTCAGCGACCGTCGTGGCCCCATAGAGATCTCTCCAGCCGTAATTGCAGTTCGGCCAGGGCACCGTCACCCCGGCGAAGTCATAGAGGTCGTTGATGCTGACGTTCCCGTAGCGGTCCAGGGCCTCGTACATCCGCCGGAGGACCTCTTCCGCCTCCATGCGGGTATCGAAGATGATCTCCTCGTTCTCATACTCAGATCTGGGCCGAGAATATCCGCCATCTCTCCGTTCATCCCGGTAGATGCGGCCGTAATCGACCCGATCAGCAGGTCTGCGCCTGCGATTACGATCACCGACCCCAATGTCAACGCCCAGCAAAGCGCCGACAGAGTCCGCCAGAAACCGCTTCATATACGGAACAAAGAGCTCGCCCCAAATATAAGACTTGACATCCTGGACCTCATTGGGGAGAAAGGCTCGGATCGCCCGGTCCAAACCGGACTTTTTCTTCACCCGGGCCTCGCCTGAGATTGCCTTTTCCACCCGTTTTTCAGCGGGGGGCTGAGAAATATCAGCCGTTTTGCGGGTGTTTGCGCTGTAGTCTTCCATGCAGTTACTCCTTTTCAATCAACAATAGTGAGCTTCCCGGGAAGAGTGATGCTTGCTGCCGGGGCCAGGCCATGAGCTTTCTTATAGCGATAGGCTAGATTGCTCCGAGCTTTTTTCTCTGAGACAGCAAAGGTACTCACCTTCCAGCAGGACTTCACAATGGTGTTAAAACTCTTTACCGGGCCTTCGTAGGCGTATTCCGTCATGCAAATATCATCTCCTCTCAAAGAAGAAAAGGAGAGCAGCGGTTATCGCTACTCCCCTTTCAAACCTCACTCTTCCGTGTCTTCCACGTTCTCCTGGGTCTTACTCTTTTTCTTGAAGAACTTGAACTTCTTCTTGGGCTTCTCCTCCTCGTCGGAGTCCTCCTCAGTCTCAGGCTTTTTCCGGTTCTTGATGGCCTGCACCGCCTTGACGCCCGCAGCGACGATCGCTACGCCAGCGACAAGGATCAGTCCAGCGCCAAGCGCAAGATTGCCGTTGTCTTCCTTGCTCTCAGGGGTCTTCTCCTCCGTGGTCTCTTCCTCCGCATAAGTCAGCTCCTTGTTCTCTTCCATTGTCGTAAACTCCTTTCAAATATAGAAAATTTGTGTAATGGGTTTCATAATAGCGCTTGTAAATTTTGCGAATCAGTACTGGGTATAGTCATACTGCGGGGCCACGGCATAGTCCAGGACCAGGCAGGGGGTCCCATCATCCGCCAGCGTGGAGCTGAAGGCCAGATCAATATATCCTCTGGACATGTTCCACCCGAGGTCGTCCCCCAGTTTGACGTGCGGGAGCTCCAGCTCATCGTAGAGGTCATTCAGGGTGATGTACTCCTCCGAACGCATTCTCCGATTGAGCTTGTTCTCGATCCTCCGGAGCGCCTCAATGTCTGAGCGGAAATATCGTCCGGACATGGCGTCATAGCAAAGGGTGTTCCCCTTCTCCGTGATGATGACCTCTTTAGAGCTGACCGGGTCGTTTTTTACCTTGTCCGCCGAAACGGCCTGCCGAACCGTCTGCTCCTTCTTCTCCCCGAAGGTCTCAAGGACCTTATTCTTGTATGCGGCCAGAGTGGACTCTGAGAGGGTATAGGCAGCCGCCAGAGCGGCGTTTCGCCGATGGTTCACCGTACTCGCCCCGATCAGGCACGCCGCCGAGGCAATGGCGACAGTACCAGCGGGAATATAACACTTCCAGGTGGCCTTGACCTTCTCAACCGGGGTAAGCGCCTGGTCCTCTTTCTTCTCCTTTGCCTCGTTCAGAAGCGTGACCGCTCTGGGAGCCTCAGAGATGGCGAGGCCAATGGCCGTAAACATTCCGGCCACGCCAATACCGGTAAGGATCTCCGGGCTATGACGCCTGGTAAACTTTCCGGCAATGGACAGCATGGTGCCAAGTTTGCGCATGGTATCTCCTTTCAAATGTCAGACAAGCAGCATGAGGATCTCATCCGCCACTGCTGCCGCCTCAGAATATAAGTTTCTCTCCTCTAGCCTTCCGGCCCGGGAAGCCATCAGAAAGCGAAACCGATCGATCACATTCACTGGGTCTTCCCGTGGGGAATCCATGATCTCAAATATCAGTTCACATGCCGCCCAGTGCCGATAGCTGTAAAGCTTAATAGCATCACAGGCCTTGGCACCAACGGCGCTTCCCGGTTCAAACGGCTCGATTTCGTCATCCAAATATCGCTTGATCGTCAGGACTACGGTTTCAGCCAGCATAGCAGCCCTCCTTTCCACGAAAAAAGAGAAAGGACCCTGTTAAGGCCCTTTCTGATTGAGGTCAGCGAGTGCGTCTCGCACCTTTTCATTGACCAGTTCATCCAATTCTTTGTCTTTGATCCAGTCGCCGAGTGATCCTAATACCCAGCCGGCCAGACCAATTGCCAGTCCGATGATCTTTAATCCTTTCTTGGTGTCCATCGTGTCACCTCCTCACAATAGCTCCTGCGATTTCTGCGAAAACTCAAAGGTCCTCCAGGTAATCGCTGGTCGGCTCAAAGACCATGTCGATGACATAGCACTCCAGGCCGTCCTCCATCGTTACCTTGCGATGATTAAAGTCGATCCAGTAGAGATCCCCATTGCAGTTGGACCAACCCACGGAGTCGCCAAAGTCCGCCTTCTCCATCCCGAGGAACTCATAGAACTCGTTGAGCGGAATAACTCCTTTGAACATGAAATTCCGGTTCAGGTGGTACTCGGCCTGGATGACCTTATCAACGGTGCTCTCAAAATATCGTCCGGAGAAGCTATCGTAGAAGAGCCGCTTGTCACGGGGATCCCGGTCACCGAAGTCCAGACTGGAGCCGCCGCACATGTCCTGGCTATAGAGCGTAATATCCTCGCAGGGCTCCTTTGCGATGGCGTCCAGGACCTTTCTGTGCGCCTCGATACCGTAAAGTTCCTTCACTTTACTCTGGTAACGTCTGTAGGATTCGCTGACCAACGCATAGGCGCTTGCCAGGTTCGCAGAACGCCGGGTGTCCAAAATATAAGCCCCCCAGATGCAGGCAATAGTCCCGACGCCAATGGCTGCCGCCGGAATATAAAACTTCCAGGCAGACTTGACTGTCTCCTTCTTTGTTGCGGCATAGGGATCTCCATCGTGGGCCCTGCGGCTGTCAGCAGCCACCTGAACAACCGCCTTCGGCGCTGCTTGTGCCACGCTGACGGACAGCGCCACCACTCCCCCGGATGCCAGACAAGTCAGGACCAATGGGGCATACCGTTTTGCCGCTTTCCCCAGGGGTCTCAAAATATCAGCCTTCATTTACGTACTCCTTTCAAAAGTTTAGAGAGCCTGCGTTTGCAGACTCCCTAAATTTAGTCTAAACCATTGTTCTTCAGCAGTTTCATGAGGGATTCTCCGTCCATCGAAATATCAGCGTCTACGTGAGCGTAGGCCTTCCCCGTCTTATCAAAGGTCACTCGAAACTGCCCTAAGCTGAATTCCACCTCAGCTCCGAGCTTCTTCCGAAGCATCCGTTCGATGATCCGGGAAACGATCCCCCGCGTAAATGCCGATCCGAGAAACATACCGTCCTCCATTTCCAATACTCCTTTCGTTATGGTTTCATAATAGGCCAGCCCTTTTCTGCGAAGGAAAAAAGAATACAGCGGATTCGAACCGCATCTTCCGACGGTCTGCCGGATGCTTTACCGTTAAGCTATGTACTCTTCATAAAGCACCTTGTAAATCCTGCGATTAAATCTCTTTCCGGTCGAATACCGTCTCCCAGCGCCCTTTGGGAAGAGGCTTCATCTTGAGGGCCCACATGATCTGCCGGATCGTCACCGTCGGATAGACCCCGTCCGTAGGCGTTCCCGCCCGCTGCTCAAAGTAGGTCTTGAATGATTCGTGCAAATATAAGTCATCGCAGAGCCAGGGGTCAATGCTCCCCCACCATGTGCACTTGGTCTGAGGGTCGTAGCGCTGCTGTATCACCGCGAGCCCCCGTCCGCCCAGTTCAAAGAGGGTGCAGCGCTTGTAGACAGGGTGGTCACAAATATAAGTCCGTCCATAATGGCAGGAGTATTTCTTTGGAAACTCGTAGTGGTACCTCATAGGCATACAAAGAAAGCCCATGCCACAAAGGGCACAGGCTTTTCTCCTCCGGTTTTAGTCGTCAAAGAGCTTGCAGCTGTCCATGCAGTCCGGCCAGGGGCCTCCGCATGTCTGACATACCTCCGGCTCCTCGTCCCAGTCCACCTTCCCGTATATACGGTAAGCTTCGGCGTCCTCCCGTCTGCGGGCCTCTTCCTCGTTCTTGGCAAGGCGCTGCATACTTCTGCGGATACTTCGGCTGACCCGCTCGTAGTCAGACGCCTGACAGATCTCACCGCAGAGGATGCAGTGGTACTGCTCCCCCTCCAGGATCATGGACTTGAGCCCTCCACAGTCGTAGCACTTTCTGGCCGCAGGATATAATGACTTTTCCATCGTCTGCCTCCTATCCAATGTAATGGCCTCTAATTACATTGTAATAGGCCGAAGGGAGTTTGCAAGCCCTATTTTCATGGAAAATTTGAAAAACGAAGAGCCCTTGTCAGAGCTCCTCGTTTGAACCACCTTACCTTGTGGGTTTGAACCACTTGATAAGATGCCGCATCGTCTGCGAGGTGATGGAGCCCGTTTCCTCAAACCGGAAACCTCGCTTCATCCAAATCCCGTAGAATCCCAGCGGGAGAGCGATCCCGAGAAAGTCTACTCCCAGCCGAATATACTGCCACCAGCGCTGGTCCTTCGCCTTCTGGACCTCCAGTTCATGTTCTCTCTCTTCGAGAAGAACCTTCTCACTGTCGTCCATCCGGTTCAGTTCCTGCTCCCGTTCAGCCATTCGCAGTTTGTAGAGCCTCTCGATCCGTTCCACCGCTTCCGTCTTCAAACGGTCTTCGTCCTTCGTCAAGGCTGCCAAGTCCTGAAACTCGGTCTCGATCGCCTCACCCAACAGATCTCTCATCTCATCGCCCATAGTTTTTCTCCTTTCAAATATGATGGGTTCATAAAAGCCCCTGTCAGTCCTGCGAAAGGTATTTTCTTCTCTCTACCCTCAGAAGGACCGTTTCTTCCCTCTCGATCCGCTCAACACCGCTGTGCAGCTCCAGAAAAAGAAACGGACCGTCGGGGTCTGAACGGTCGACAACAAGCGTTCCGACAGGCTCCCGACGAGACATCTTCTTTTGACGCATGGAAAACATCCATTTGCCCAAAAGCGTTCCAATAAGAAAACTAATTGCCCATACGATGTACTCCATTGTTTTCCTTCCTTTCCATTACCAATAAAATATCACAGATTTTGGTCACCTTGATACGGAAAAAGTAAGAGCCTGCGTTCCCGCAGGCCCTCACCTTCTCAGTCGCCAACTCGAATGAGATATACTTCGCCACGTACCAATCGTACCTGTACCGGATAGCCAAACCTCTTGGCTGCCTTTGATAAGGAACCATAGGCGGATTTTGGGTCTTTCCATTCATCGCCAACATCCAACTTGACCGCTTTGGTGTGCATGGACAAGAACTCCTCCAGTACTCCCTGGCACTTATAAGGTCTATGCCAATTGCTTGGGATTTCCGAATAGGTCATCATATACATTGCAAAAACTCCTTTCGTTTTTGGTCTCTCATAAAGGAGCCTGCAATTTCTGCGCCTACTGCCTCGCCTGGCTCAAAAGCCAGAAGAACCGCCGATAGATCTTGTAGTAGTTGTCCTTGCAACAGGGGATTCCGTCCATCAGATGGATTGAATCGTAGGACAACCCCTCCGTCACCGCCCGGAGCATATACTTCCCGAGCTCGTGGTCCGCCTCGAACATCGCCTTCTCCACCATAGCCATTCGATCCTCGTAGTAAGATCGGGCGACCGCCAGCCGCTCCGTCGGACGGGTGTCAAAATATCCACCCCGGACCAGCCCGTCCAGATCCTGCGGACGGGAATTGAGACCATCCAGCGCCAGATATGCCTTCCGCCAGATGGGGTACTGAAGGCAGAAGTGCTTCAGTTCGTAGTAGCGATGCTTTGTGAGCCAGTATTCATTCTTCGGAGAAAGCTCCGGTCGAATATCAGTTCCCATTATCGTTCCCCCTTCCAGACGAATCCCGTGTCCTCCCAGAGCTTCCTGGGCGAAATATAGAAGTTGATCCGTCCCAAGCGCGAATCCATCTCCTGGACGTCGGTCACAATCTTGCCGTTTCTTGTTGCCTTGCCGATGGGAAGCCAGCCGGAGATGATGCCCGCTCGGACCCAAGCCGGGTCCTTCCCGTAGACCCGAGCGGCGACTGCGACTGGAACAGAACCCACCCCAAATACCATTTCTTCTGCCATGACAAAAACTCCTTTCTTCCTTGGTATTCCCAAATTAGCATAGAGTTTTGTCACCTGCGTCCGGTAAATTTCTGGATAATTTGACAAGACCTGGGCCGGGGGTTAAAATATCAGCCGGAAAGGAGGTGAAACTATGATCACAAAATGCCCTGAATGCGAACTCCCGGTCAGCAGCCATGCCGCTGCTTGCCCTCATTGCGGTTATCCGCTGAAAGCTGCTCCCAAGCGTAAGAGAAAGACCCGCAGACGCCGTCTTCCAAACGGATTCGGCCAGATTACGGAGATCAAGGGCCAGAATCTTCGAAAGCCCTTCCGGGCCATGGTCACCGTCGGCAAGACCCCCGAAGGCAAGCCAATATCAAAGCTCCTGAAGCCCGAAGCCTACTTCGAAACCTACAACGACGCCTATCAGGCCCTCTCTGAATACCATCGCCATCCTTATGTTGTTGATTCTGGTATTTCCGTCAAAGAGCTATTTGATAAATGGGATGAGTACCGTGCAAAAAAGGGAGAACCGCTTGCTAGTCAGCTGAGAGGCGGATGGAAATATTGTTGGGCCGTTTATGACGTTCCGGTTCGAGATCTTCGCATCCGTCATGTAAAAGGATGCATCGAAGATGGCTACATCATGGACCACGGCGTCCGGAAGAGCGTTCCTCCATCCACGAAAGGTGTTATCAAAACGCTCTTCAATCAGCTCTTGGACTATGGCATGGAGTTTGACATTGTCGACCGAAACTGCGCCCGTGATTTTGCCATGCCTAAAACGATCAAAAAGGAAGTCGAAGAAGGCCGTGTCAGCCATATCACATTTGAACCCTGGGAAATGGATACTCTCTGGGCTAACTGCGAGTCCGTTCCCGATGCCAAAGCGATTCTTGTTCAGGCCTACATGGGTCTTCGCCCGCAAGAACTGTGCCTAATAGAGGTCAAAAACCTAGATCTCAGTGCCATGTCTATCGTGTGCGGAATGAAGACACCCGCCGGCCGTAGCCGTACGGTCCCTGTCCACAGCAAAATTCAAAAATTCATACTGGAGTTCCGAGACCGCAGTATCGCTCTCGATTGCCCGTATCTCATTACCGCAAAGGTCAATGGAAACTATGCGCCGATGAACTACGAGCAGTATAGTTACCGCTTTGAGAAGGTTGTCAAAGCTCTCAATCTTAACCCAGCACACCGTCCGCACGATCCTCGGGTATTCTTTACATCCCAAGCAAAAGAATATAAAGTAGACGAGTATGCCTTGAAGCGTATGCTCGGCCACAGAATCAAGGACGTCACAGAAAGCGTTTATACAAAGCGCCCCGCCAACTGGCTCCGAGATGAAATCGAAAAAATAAAATAGAATGTCGCGCATGATTCCCTGCAGCATCGCCCACGTTAGAACGATGCCACAGGGGGTATGCTGGTAATATGTACGAACGGACTGTAGAACTAATGTAGAAATCCCGTGTACGAGCACTATAGGAATAACTTACTTTTAACAGGGATTTTCCAAGTCTTGTCACAATGTTTTCGTTGAGACTGAGCCAAATTCAACTTGGCAAAATTCGGTTCAGACTTTGTTCACATTTCCGTACACCCAGCAAACATGCGCCTTCCAGCCCTAAGATGTAGGACTAATGTACACCTGACCTTCTCTTTACTGCGTCTCTCTGCCCCGATTGTACTGCACGGAACTGATCCCCAGCAGCACACCCAGGAAAGTATCCACCGCCGTGATGGTGCCCACGATCTCCTCGCCGTAGGGGAAGCCCCAGATGCCCGCAAGGGCAAAGTACAGCGTGCCGGCCGCCGGCAGGAGATACTGCGCGATCCACTTGAGAATATCATACATCTGATTGCTAAACATGGTCATCCTCCTCAAATAAAGCATCCACGTTCCGGATGGGGAGCTTGTCCACCTCCTGCATGATCCGCTTGGCAGACCCGTTCCCTCCGTTGCGTTCATAGGGTTTGTAAAGGTACTTGTAAAGGTTCTCGTACTCGTCCCGGGTGATGTGGCCCCGTTCGATGTACCGCATCCCGAGTTCCATGATGCGGTCGTGGGCGAGGCCAATGAGCAGAGCCGTCTTGTCATCCTTCCTGTCGTGTTTGCGCTGGAGATATGCCCAGAATCCAGAGGACGCCAGCACCGCACAGAGCACGGTCACGACCATCTGGATCGCAAGATCCTTGTTCATTCGATCCTCTCCCTTACGCCCCCTCCCATTCTCCGTCTGAGTGGGAGGGGGTCTCTAAATATCAGCCGTCACTTCAGAGCGACGAGCTTCGTGCCGTGGACCTCATACATCTTCCCCATCAGGAAGCAGAAGGCCACCATCTCACCACAGTCCACGTTCTGGAGCTCCATGTCCTTCACGAGGACCGGATCGAGATAGCCCGTGCCGGTGTCCAGCAGCCCCCAGCCCTCCTGGATCATCTCCGGGGTGAGCTTCGCCCTGTTAGGGTCCAGCATGGTGCCGGATCCGATGGCGGTGAGCTTCTCGTTGCACTCCTCCAGAGTGATCTCGCCGCTTGCATACGCATTGATGATGTCATTAGCCTTCATAAAAATATCCTCCTTACTTTTCTCCCCAGATTACAACTCTGGTCCCGGAATTGATCGTAATGCTAGTTGCCGTCGGAGCCTTCAGGTGCATCGTCTGCAGCTCCGCATAGGTCAGCGTGTCGTGCTTCCCGCAGCCATCCGAGGTAATGGTTCGAAGGAGCCGCTTCCCCTGCTTCCCGACCTGCATGGTGATCCGGTCTGCCCAGGTAGGATTCGTAGTTCCAGCAGCATTTGCGAGTAAATGTCCCATGGTGCAGGCATCGCCGTAGTCCTGTCCAAGCCGCCAATAGACATTCCGGGATGTCGCGTCACCGTTGAAATAGAGGTCAAAACTGGTCGCGTCCTTATGGTCGCTGATCCCCAGAACATCAATAAAAACCTGTGCATAGTCCGCAAAGGAAATATCACTGATGTCAATGGTATAGGTACTGAGTCCGTCGGCGGAGTTGGTAACATCCTTCAGCTTGATGAGATGCTTGTAGTCTGCCTCGATCTTGGACGTCCGGTTTCTAAGCGCCGTGATCTGGTTCTGAAGGTTCGTCGCGATGTTGCCGGAGAGCTGTGCCTTCAGATTCTCAAACCACTCGTTGAACTCCGCGTTCCACTGGGCCACCTGGGCATCGATCCCAACGCTCTGCAGCACCCCGGTGACATAGGGGGTCTCCCCCGTTCCCACCACATAGGTAATATCAGCCTGCGAGAGGGACGTCGCCCCGGCCTTCACCCGAATATAAGCCAGGGCATACTGCTTCTTGGTACCGCTCTTGCTGAGGGTCGGCCGCACCGGGTTGGTGGCGGCAGTCCCCTTTACAATTGTGAGGGTGTTTGTACGGACCGCCGTGCTGCTGTTGATCTCCAGCACCACCGCATCGATCCGGTCCCGGAGGGCATCGGCCGCCTCCAGCGTCATGGTGTACTTGGAGCCGTTGTAGGTCCAGGTGTGGTCGAACCAGGCCCGTCCGCTGTCCACCGCGATGTTCATCCCGCTGGTGACCGTCACGGCAAACCCGGTCCCGATCCCGGCATAGACGCCGTCCGAGATGAGCCCGTCGAAGAGACTGCTCATCTGATAGGCGTTGTACTTCCGGTCCCCGTTCAGCGAGTCATAAAACCCGCAGGTAAGCGCCATGGCTTATCCCTCCTATTCCAAAAATGTGAATGTCGGGTAACAGGAAAAGCCCGAGGGGTCGTGGGTCGTGATGACCTCCGTGACTCTCGCTCTCGCCTGCATCCCGTATTCGTTCTCCACCTGCACGATGTCCCCCAGGAAGAAGTCCTTCCCGTACCGGAACATGATGTTGGTGTCCACCTCCGCCTCAAAACACTTGGTGGCGGCGTTGTCCTCCAGGGTCTCAAGCCCCCGCTCCTTCAGCTGGGATTCTGTCTCAAAGTCTCCGCTGACTTCGGTGTAGACTTCCCTTCGCTGCAGTCCGCTGGGCTCCGTCTTTCCCCGGTAGGCCGTCGTCAGCTTGGATTCCGTCGTATCTCCCGATGCCACCGCCCCCAGCGCGTAGCAGAGGTTTTTGTACCCCTCCAGAGATTCCTCGTAGTTACTGGAGAGCATGTTGTCAAACCCCGGCGAAAAGATCACAAAGGGATTGACCGCCTGGGAAAAGCTCCGGTCCTTCCCGGCGTAAAGCTGAAAGACAAGATTCTTCCCTGAGAGCGTCACCTTGAACCCCAGGCTGTTCACCTGGCATCCGGCCTGCACAATATCATAGAGGTTGTCCCCTTTGAAGTTGGTCTCCAGGGTCGGTGTCGTCACCGCTGTGTCCGTGGAGGCCGCGAACTGGAAGTTTGCGATCTTCCGCGCCTCCGCAGACGGGCTGATGATGCAGGCGTTCAGGAGCTTCTGCACTCCATTTTGAAGTTTTCCGTCCACTGAGATCTGCTCCTGGATGACTCTCCGCTCCAGAATGGATTCCAGCGACCGTCCGCTCACGATGATATGGTCCCCGTTCTCCCGGTCCGTCTCGATGCGCACCTTCTCGATGATCATCACGTGCTCCGAGTCGTTCCGCCAGAGATAGCGGTTTGCCGTCAGCAGCGCCAACCGTTCCGGTGTCGCCGGCACCTTGGCCTCGAAATCTCCATAGCCCTGAAACCGGTCATTCCAGACCAGGGATTCATAAGGTTCCAGCAGTCCCAGCGCCTCATAGTCCTCGCTCAGTACCCGGATCTCCATCCTTACACCCCCTCATAGAGCGTGTCGTAGGACATCCGGAAGCTGAGATAGAGCTCTCCCGTGGTGGAGGTGTAGCGGAGGAGGTTGTCCCCCTTTCGTAGCGTCAGCCACTGGGAGTTGACCCCGAGACACCCGAGAATATTCGTACGGATGCCGTTGCGCAGCAACATCAGGCTCTTGCTTCCCCGGACCGTAGAGATTTCAATGCTGTCCCCAAGCTCCAGGGCTCCTCCTGCGATGGCAGCGAGCTTCGCCGTGTCCAGCACCATCAGTTCCTCCGTGTCGTCGTTGATGATACTGATGGTCCCGGTCACCGGTCCGGTCACGTCAATGACCATCTGCACCCCGGCATCCACGTCCCCGTCATAGAAGACCACCTTCGTATAGTCGTCCGTCATCACGCCGAACTGGATGGCTCCGGGATAGTCCGCATAGTTGGCGGGAAGACCCGAGGTCGAGGCGATGGCATTCTCAAAGGGGAATTCAAACTCCGGGCTGTTGGCCGCAAAGGGGACCTCCGTCCGTCCCTGTTCCCCGCCTTCCCGGAAATAGGGGTCCGGGCAGAGGATGGAGATCTGTGCCGCCTCCTCGTCGCTGAAGATCGCGATTTCGTTGGCCTCCACATAGCCCTCGATCTCGCAGACCCGTTCGTCCGTCTCGATACTGAGAGCCAGCGGCCGCTTCACGGGAAAATATCGGTAGGAGAGATGCCGGACTTCCTCCACGGTCCTTGCGAAGAGGAAGCCCAGCGTCATCACGATGTTCCGTGGCCCCACCCGGGCTGAGTTGAAGAGGGAGCCGTCCCCCGTGGCAAGGTCCGTCATGTTGACAGTCCCTGTCACCGGTCCCAGCCCGTCAATGGCATAGACCGCGAATCCGCTCGCCTCCGGCTTTCCCAGCTCCATTTTGATGCTCTCGCCCTGGTAGTTGGTCACTGTGATGGAGTGGATCATTTCACGGCCCCCCTTATCGTCTGCGTCAGCCTCTGGCCCTGTCGATACGTCTCGATGGGACTCAGCGCCTTCGGAGAGTAGTTGTTCTGCGTAAAGCTGATGTTCTGCGTGGTCCCGCCGCTCTTCTTGCTGCTGCCGGACCCGCTGTTATTGCGGCTCTGGATGCCCCCTGCCACGGTCCCCGCCTGCTTGGTGTTGTTCCCCACCACAAAACCGCTGGTCCCGTAGCTGGTGCCTCCGGCATTCATCACCGGCGTAATGGTGGCCTCGCTGCTTCCGCCGAAGATGCCGGCAAGCCCGCTTGCCACCGTCTGTCCGATCTTGGAGATGGCGCTCCCCAGCGCCCCAAGGCCCGAGAAGAGCCCCTGGATGAGCCCCGTGATAAGAGACCCGCCCAGCCCCACAAAGGATGCGATGAGCTCCGGTGTCCGCTCCTCCACCACCTGGGAAAGGCCGTCCAGGAAGGCGATCATCATGTCAAAGCCCGCGTTCACCACGTCCGGCAGCTTCGCTCCGATGCCCTCCAGGAAGGTGATGACCACACTGGTGGCCGCGTCGATGACCCGGTCCATGTTGTTGGCGAGACCTTCCAGAAGCCCGATGAGAATATCAAGCCCCGCCTGCATGATCTCCGGAATATGATCCGCGATGGTCACGAGGATCTCCGCCAGCAGCTCAACCACGGTGAAGGCCACCTCCGGCAGGGTCTCCAGCGCCGCCTGACAGACCGCGTGGATAACGGAAACGATCGCTCCGCAGATAGCCTCCGCGCTGTTGGCGATGGTCCAGCAGAGGTTCACGAAGCCCTCCCCCACCTTCTGGGCGAAGAGCGGAATGAGATTGATGAGCTCCACCACCATCAGCGTGAGGGCGCTGGCAGCGGCCGCTCCACCCGTGGCAAGGGCTGTTAGCCCCGCTCCGAAGGCCGCGACACCGATCCCTGCCGCAAGGCACCCGATGCCAAAGAGCGCCACCGCCCCGGCAAGTCCCAAAAGCACCGGCACCACCGGTCCGAGGACTGCCCCAGCAACTCCGAAGATCGCCAGCGTCCCCGCCAGCATCAATAAGCTCTTGCCGATCTCGCTGAGCTCCATCTGCCCGAAGCGCTCCATCACCGGTGCCAGAACCGTCAACGCAGCGGCCGCCACCAACAGCGCTGCCGCCCCGGGAAGCGCCGTCTTCATAGCAAAAAGCCCCGCAGAGAGCAGCACGAGAGACCCGCCCATGGCGAGAAGTCCCCGCCCGATGGCGTCCAGCGGCATCGCCCCGAAGGACTGCAGCGCCGCCGAGAGCACCAGAAGCCCGGCAGCAAAGGCCGTGAGGCCGATCGCCTTGCCGAATCCACCCTTGGGCATCAGATTCATGGCGAGGATCACCGCCGTCAGTGCTCCGGCCATAGAGACAAGTCCCCGGCCGATCTCGCCCCAGGAAAACCTACCCATTTTCTCAATGGCCCCGGCAAATATCAGCAGGGACGTGCTCAGGAGCAGCATACTGGCGGAGGTCGCAATGATGCGCTTGGCGCTTCCCGCCAGCTTTGTAAAGCCTGCGATCTCCGCAAGAATGGCTGCGACGCCGGCAAGCCCCTGCACCATCTCCGCCGGCTTCATCCGGGAGAAGACCTGCACCGCCTTGGCCAACACCAGGATCGCCGCCGAGAGAAGCAGGATGCCGGTAGCCTTGAAGGCTCCGAATTTCGTTCCATTTTGAAGTTTCAGGAACACCGAGAGTTCCGTCAGGATGGCCCCCAGCCCCGCAAGCCCCATCACAAGGGCCCCAGGGTCAATGGTGGAGAGCACCTTCACCGCCCCGCTCAGGATCAGGATCCCGGCCGAGAAAGCGACAAGGGCCGCTGCCATCACCGTGAAGTTCTTGGTCTGCCCCAGCTTCAGCGCGCCGCCCATCTGGGTGACCGCCAGGCTGATCTCCGTGAGAAGAAGCGCCATCCCGCCGAGGGCTGCTGCCATCCGGCTGGGCTCAATGGAGGAGAGCAGCAGGATTGCCCCCGCCATGATCCCGATGGCCCCTGCGATCTTCAGGAGCGTCCCGGCCTTCAGCTGGGTCTGGTAGGCCTCCATGGTCTCCTTGACCCCGTTCAGGACCTCCCGGATCCCCCCGAGAGACCCGCCGATGTCCTCCCCAATGCCGGTGAAAGCCTTGGTCAAAACACCGAACTTCTGCAGCAGCACTCCGAAGAGCCCCGCGTTCAGAAGGTTCACAATGCTCCCCAGGTCGATCTTCCCCAGGGATTCCCCCAGCCCGGAGAAGGCGTTCCCAATGCCCTCCCCCACGGTCTTGAGGGCCGGCATGATCTTTCCGAGCAGCCCAAAGAGCCCCTCCAGAGCCTTCCCGGCCACTTCCGCCACGGCGCTCAGGGGGCTCAGTGCCTTCGCCGCTCCGTCCCCGGCCTGAATGAGCCCCGAGAGGTCCACATGGAGAAGCCCTGTGACCGCCTCCAGCATCCCCTTGGCGATGGCCTTCACTGCGTCCGCCACGGGACTCAGGAAGTCCAGCATCCGCCCGATGCCGGAGGTAAAGATCCCGCTCTCCGTCACGGCCTTGTCCAGGGCTACCAGCCAATCGCCGAGGGCCCCCGTCATGCCGAGGATACCGCCCGCTGCCGGTGTCACGATGCCAAGGAGCCTCGCTCCCGCCTGCAGAAGGCCGCTCACCGCCTGCGCCCCGATATGGAGCACGGCAAAGATACCCTTCAGCGTCTTCTGGAGATTGATGAGGTTTTCTGACTTCCTCGGCTCACTCAGAAGGCTCACGGCCTTCCCAAGGTTCTCCACCTGCCCCGTCGCCGGGTCGATCTGCAGGTCCTGGAACCCGGCTGTGACCGTAAAAAATCCAGTCAGCTTCTCGGTGAACGCCTCAAAGCCACGGGTCAGTTCCGCCAGTCTCTCCCCGGTCATCGCCGGGAAAATATCACGGAAGCTCTCCTTCACCGCCTCAATGGCGGACTTAACGGCTAGAAGAATGTTCGTGAGCCCCTGGATCAGGGAGTCCCGTCCCCCCAGCGCGCTCCACTCCTCCAGCATGCTGTTCCGCGCCTCACTGCCGGAGGCGAAAACGTCCCACATGTAGTTGGCGAGATCTGTCCACATGACCTTGGCTTCCTCGTAGTTGCCAAATATCAGCTCAAAGGTCCGCATCCAGCCGGAGCTCACAGCGTCCTTCGTAGCGTCGATGGCCTCTGTGAATGTCTTGGCCTCCTGGGCAGCCTTTGCCGCTGTAATGGAAACGCCGTCATATTTCTTTGAGAGGATCTCATAGGCCTCTGAGGCCGTCTCCACCTCGCCGGACTGCACCATCTCATAGGCAAGCTCCGTCATTTCATTGAACTTGCCGAAAGCCTGCTCCATGACCTCGGTGTCCGCCCAGCCGTTCTTCAGCGTGGAACCAAAGTCCGCGATGGAGACCTGCCCTTCCTTGATCTTCCCCAATGCGATGCCGGTCTCGATGAAGGTTTGCTTCAGCTGCTTGGAGGCCACACCCGCCAGCTCCAGGCTCTTCCAGTCCATGTACTGCAGGTGACCCGCACTGTAGCTCTGGTTGAGGTTGTATATAGAACGGCTGAACTCCGCCGCGCCCTTACCGGCGTAGGCCGTGGCGTTGGCGATACCCTGGATCATGGGGATCAGCTTCTCCACATCGCCGCCGGCAGAAGTCAGCTGACCCAGAGCCGCCGTCATGTCATTGAAGCTGTAGCTGGTCTCGTCCGAGAACCACATCAGTTTGTCCAGGTACCCGTTGACCTCGTCGATGGACTTGCCCGTGGCGTTCATGATGGTCTGGACATTTGCGGTCTTGTCACCATACTTGCTCCAGCCGGCAGTCACCTGGTCGATGGAGAGGCTCTTCACAAGGGAGATGCCCGTGTCCACCGCCCGGTTGGCCAGGTTCATCATGGCCGTGACACCGGCCACCTCCAGCGCCCGGAACTTCAGGCTCACGCTCTCCACGGCGTTGGCCATGGGCGTCATGTCAACGCCCTGCACCGCCCCTGTCAGGGCGCTCATGCCTCTGGCGGCGCCGGATAAGTCCAGGCTCCGCTTGAGCTTCTCCAGGGTCCCCATGCTGGTCCGGGCCCCCTGCTCAAACTGCCGGTTCTCAAACTGCATCTCTACGATGCGCCGGTCAATGCTGTTGCTCAATCCGCCTTCACCTCCCGCCAGAGTGCGTCTGTCATTTTGTCAATCACCGGCCGGATCGCCGGGTTGATGTAGTCCTGCCCCTCCACAAAGCCCCCGGTCCCGGTGGCGTGCCCGTACTGCAGGATGATGGCGATGGGTACCCCCTTCACCACGTTGTCATTGGTCCAGGCCACGGAGAATCCGCTCTTGGTGACAGAGATCTCGTAGCCCCAGCTGGCCGCTGTGACGCCGCTATCCACCGGGGTGGCAGCCGCCAGGACCGCCATCCCTTCCTTGGCGTAGCGCTCTAAGATCGGACGCAGCTGTCTCCGCCGAAGCCCCTTCAGGTAGCGCTCCGTCTTCTGAAAGCTCCCTCTCTCCCGGATGACGATCACGGTCTTCTCCTCTCAGCCGGTCCAGTCCGCCTTCTCCCGGCGCATGTCCACATGCACAAAGTTCTGCTTGGCATAGATCCCGATTCCGCCCCAGTCCGGCATCAGCTGCCGCAGGAAGGTCTTCACCTCTGCGGGGGTATGCCCGGCCACGGTAATATCAGCCGCCGTCCCCAGGCAGTGTTGGCTCTTGGTGACGCCGCCCACCTTCTGGTTGTAGGTCACTGTCCGGTACCCGCTATTCACCGTGACAGCGGCGTTAAAGTGCATCCGCACGCACTGCAGCACGAGAGGCAGCATCGGGTGGATCAGCACCACGTCGCTCCCGTCCTTGCAGGCGAACTCTTTTACAAGGAAGTTGCTGGTGAGCTTGGTGCTCCCATCTGTTTTTAGACTGTAGGCTCTCACATCCGTCATGACTTCTCCCCCCTCCGGCTCGTTGTCGATAAAGGTATCAGCCTCCCAGAAGCAGAGGTAGTTCTGCACCTTTCGGCTGGAATAGACATAGTTGTTTCCCTCCTGAGAGAGCTGGCTGCTCCCTCCCCCATCCAGCATCAGCGCCCAGTCGATGTCCGGGTACTTGGCATAGATGGACTTTCTCAGCTCCGCAGGCGTCTGATTGTGGAGACCCTCCCCCACGCACCAGAGAACGTATTTCCCGTTCTTCCGCCGCAGGATAGCGGTCCGCCCGCTGCTCCTGCCCACGGCCCCATCCACAATGTAGGGATAGTCCTTCCCCTGGTAGATGAGCATCACACAGCTGATGAAGTTGTCCCACTTGTTCATCTCAGAGGAGAGGGCAATGTGGAACTCCCCCTCCCCGTTCATCCACCCGAGACCCCGGTAGCCGTAGGCGTCGTCGTTCAGGACCCTTCCGTTGGCCTTCACGTCGCAGTTGGGCTTCCAGGCCCCGTAGTCAAAGAGGGTCCCGTTGATGACCACGTCGGCCCCGGTGGCCTTTCGCACCTGGCTGGCCGTCTTTTTGCTCCATTTTGAAGTTTCGTGGAGCACGATCTTGCTGGGCTGGATCTCTCGTACCATTCCTTACCCCCTTGTCCCCCGCGCCTTGCAGCGGGCCTCGTTCAGCGCCCGGTTCTGGGCGTAGAGTTCCTTCTTGCTCATCTTCTTACCGGGGCTGTTCTTCCGGTCGCAGACCGAGATGAGCGTCAGCAGCCTCGCAAGGTGCCACTTCTGGCACTCCATGGGAATCGAAAAAGAGATCATCCAGTAGTAGATGATCTCCGCCGTAATGATCTCCCGACTGAACTTCTTCTGTTCGGCCTTGGAGAAGGTGGTCGCCGTCATGGGCTCCTCAATGTACTCCGTCACCTGGCGCAGCAGCGCCGGCGTCAGAAACTGGTAGGAGAGCGGGTCCACGTTCTGCGTTAGCGTCATGCAGCGCACGTAGTCCACGCTCTCCTCCCTCGTCTTCGGTTTTGGCGAAAGGAACGGCTTGTGCCACTTCGACTCCCAGCGGGCTAGGCTCACCAGGGAGTGCTCCAGTGTCAGCTTCTGTTCCTTCGTGTGGAGGAACTCCCCTGTCTCCTCGTTGTAAAGCTCCCCCTCCGGGATCGTGAGATGCAGCATAAGAACTCCTTTCCGCCAAATATCAGCCGACGGAGCTCTCCCCCATCAGCTTCTGGTACTCCGGGTTCTCCCGGATCGCCTGGACCATGGACCCAGGCACGACCCCGCTCACAAACTCCGCCACGGCTTCCTTCCGCGTGGCCATCTCCATCACCAGCTCAGAGAAAGCCTCGCTGCTCTGGAAGGCCTGGCGTCTCAGCTCGTCCTTCAGGAAGACCTCTCTCCCGTCCGGCAGCGTCACCTTCTCGCCGTAGGCCGTGAGGATCACGTCCTCCACCATGGCAAAGATGGCCTCGTTATCCTTCCGGGCCTCCAGCTCCTCCATCTTCCGGGTGACATCCCCGTAGCGGAAGTTCAGTTTCATCAGTTCCGCCTTGGAGAGGTGGAACCGGCACTCAGCCATCTTCTCCTCCCCGTCAAAGTCCTGATAGCGGATCAGCTTGACAAACATCGCGTGCTCCTTTCAAAAATATGAAGTTGTTAGATTTAACGCTTCAGTATTACCTCATCTGCCACGAATGCACCATGTATGTTGCCTCGCGTTACTTGCATTGGGGCGTTATCATACTGGTTTATTTCAATGATTCGGTGTACAATATTCACATTTGGGGCGAATGACAGAACAGAGCCATTTACAAAGCTGTCAATAAAACTAGAAGTTGTTACCACGCACAGCTGCATGAACCCCACCACGTCAGTTGGGTGTTCTTCTGCATACTTCTTCAGCACTTCCGGATCGACATCCAAGCGAATGAGCTGGGTATTATCAATGCCATCGATGTGAACGCCCATATCGTCGACGCAACAGCATGGCAATGTCACGCAGAATCGCGCGTCGTATGAGCTCCTGCCAACAAAGATTTTGCACTCTTGTTGGCATTGGGCATAGATTGTGACAAACTCTTGCAAACTTGCTGTAGGATAAGCAGCTCCCATTTTTCCTCCTCCATTTCATCCGGAGGGGGGGGGCATAACGCCCCCGCACCCTGAAAATATCAGCCTCAGGCTGTCCGCAGCATGGTGATGACTTCGCTGGGCAGAGGCAGAACAGGTTCCTCGGAGGTATCGCCATAGAGCTTCTTCTCCAGCGCCGCCAGCTTCGTGGCGTCCACCTTGGTGGAGTCGATGGTGATGCTGCTCACGGGCTTGTAGCCATCCACATTGATGGGCGTGGTGGTGACCTCCCAGCTGAAGGTGATGGCGTCCGGGCTGTCGTTCACGGTCTGGTACTCCCGGTCAGAGGGACTGGCCTGGGCACCGTAAACGAGATGCAGCTTGTAGCCATGGTCCTGCCCGTCCACATCGTTGCCGATCAGGGTCCGGTAGCAGAAGCCGAAGATCTTACGTGCCTGCTGGCCCAGGCTCACGCCCGCCACAGGCTCCGCCGTGCCGTCGCAGGCGGCGAACTCAGGCGGATAGGTGTAGGCCTGGATCGTGCAGCCGTACTCCTCCGCGCTGAAGAGGTTCAGATACTTGATGTTGTCGGCGTACTTGGCGTTGGCCTCCGCGCCGCTGGGGTTTTCCTGCACGCTGATAAGGCCGTTCCAGGCAACGCCTTTGCCATAGCCGCTGCTCTCCATGGGGTAGAGCACGCCGTGGTCTACGCCGGTCTCATAGAGTCTTTCGCCGGTTTCGTCCCAAACGAGTTTTGCCATTGATGGTTCCCTCCTTAATGATAGATAGTGAAGACATCGTGGTTCAGGTTCTCCGCCGCATAGTGCCGGTCAAAGCGGCACATGGGCAGCCTCGCCACCCGTTCCACGATGCCGCTGGCAGGGTCCGCGTCGATCACGGTCACCTGGTAAGCCACCGCCGTCCGGTAGGTGAGGTTGTCCGCGTGGTCCGTGTCCATCCCATACCGCTGGTAGCGGATGGCCGGGTAGCGCATCTTCACGTTCTCCGGCGGCTGAAAGTAGACGTTCCGGCTCCCCAGCGCCTCGCAGAGCAGCTCATGGAGCTCCCGTCTCTTCGCTTCCATGGTAGATCCCTCCCATCGTCAGGTTCAACCGGGGGAATTGCACCTCCACCCCGGTCACCTTCCACGCCGTCCCGAAGTATCGGAGATACCGGATCGCGTGGAAGTTCTGGCAGGCGAAGGGATCAGCCACGATGCTCACCTCGTTGGCAATGGCGAGATCGTCGTTCACCTGGTCTCGGCTCTCCAGCCGCCGGTAGTTCCGGTTCATGTCACCGGAGTACTCCCGCTCCCGGATCTTCTCGGTCCAGATGCCCGGGGCGGTCTCCTCCGTCACGGCAAAGCCGATCATTCCGTGCCACTTAGCCATCCCTTCGCCTCCATTTTGAAATTTTTTACTCGCCGCTAGCGGCAGCCGTCACATGCTCCTCCAGGGCGATGGCGGAGTAGGGCTTGGTCAGAGCGCCGGAGCAGCGGGTCTCGATCAGGTACTTCTGGGCATTGTAGTCGATGTCGAAGTCGTCGAACATGTTGACGGCGCCGCCCTTGTCCGCGCCCACGTTGTAGTCGCCCACGTTCACGATGAGGCCCATGAGCTTCAGCTCCTCACCCTTGTCCTCGCGGCTCAGGCCCTCCATCACGGGCACGGTCACGATCTCCTTCACCCGCATGGCGGTGGCCAGGGTGGTGACGGTGTCGTAGATCCGGCGGCCGGTGCGGTCCTCCAGCAGCAGGCAGTCGGTCAGCAGGTCCTCAGTGGTGTAGAGGGTGGGGTTGCCGCTGCCCTTGTACTCCTTGCGGCTCTTCACGGCCGCGCGGATGAAGGCCTTGGCCCGGGTGTCCGCATCGTCAGCCGCGCCGGTCTCGATGCGGTACTTGATAGTGAAGAGGTCGCTGTCCTTCCAGATGGGGCGGATGCGGCTCTCGTCGATCTTCTCGTCAGAGCTGGGCAGGCGGCCGTCGCCCACCAGCATGGCACGGGCGAGTTCCTCGTCCAGCATCATGCGCATCTCGCTCTTGATCCAGGCCACCACGTCAAAGTCCACGATGTCGATGACATCGTCCCGGTCCATCTTCTGCTTCTTGTAGACGGTGGTGGGGTCGGTGCTCCGCTTCAGCAGGGAGAAGACCTCTTCCTTCTTCAGGTTGCCCTTGATGTAACCCTTGGCCCGGGCCTCATCCTCGGTGATGTCCGCGAACATGCTCTTGATGCGGCTGAAGGGGGTGTGGTGCACCGCGCCCATGAACTTCTTCACCCAGGTGACGTCCCGCTGGATGAACTGGGGCGTGGCGTCCACGCTCTTGGCCTCGGGGAAGAGGTAGTCGATGTGCTCGATGCCGTGGGCCAGAACGGCCTCGCTCAGGGTGCCGCGCTTGGCATCGCTGAAGATGGCGCTCATCTCGGAGTGAGTGAGAACATCCTCCTGGGTCTCTTCGGTGTCGAAAACGTTGTGCTTCATGTTGCTGTCCTCCTCGTCATTGTTGTCGCCGCCCTTGTCCTCCAGGGCCTTGCCGATCAGGGCGTACATCACGGTCTTCTGCTTTTCGTTGAATGTCTTCAGCACGTCGGCGATGGTCTCCTCGCCGCCCTCATCGGGGGTCTTCTTGGTCTCTTCCGTTGCCATGTCTTTCTTCTCCTCCTCGTTTCCGTCGGCGTGGGCCAGGAAGAAGTCCTCCTCGCCTGCCATGCCGGAGTAAATGATGGCTTCCTCGTCCTCCCCGTCGTCGTGGCAGATGACGGAGTCGATGAAAGCGCCGGGGTTCGCGCCTGCCAGCACCAGGCTCAGCTCCCGGATGGCCCCGTGCACCACGTGGCTCCCCTTCTGCTTGAGCTTGTTGGCGTAAATGGAAAGAGCGGTCACGTCACCGTGCTTCACAAGAAGCTTGGCGTTCTGACCGCTCTCCGTCTCGTTGAACTTGCAGTAGGCATACACGCCCTCGTCCCGGTTCTCCAGGATGGCGTGGCCCAGCACGTTCTGGTTGCTGTTGTGCTCGTGGTTCCACACCAGGGGCACCTTCATCCCATCCTGGTCGGCAAAGGCCCCGGGCAGGATCACCCGGCCGTCACTGCATCTCAGGTTGGCTCGGGTCGCCCAGCCGCTGAAATCGTAATCTTTCACCATTTTGAATGGTTTCCTCCTATCCTCAGGATTTCTTCCGCTTCGTAGTCTTCTGGAAGCTCTTCTCACCCTGGATCTTCCCCAGCTGCTCGTCATAGGTCTCCTCCGCCCAGTTCGAGAGCCGCTTGGCCTCGTTCTGGTACTTGAGGTTCTCTACCTTGCCGTAGTTCTGGAGCTGCACCTGGATCTGCCGACGCTCCCGGCTGTTCTCCTCCCGCAGCGTGTCGATCTCGCTCTGGATACGCCCCTTGTTGAGGAGCTTCTCCGCCTTGCTCATCCGGCTCAGCTTGTGCCGCAGGTCGTTCACCTTCCGCCGGGTGCTGGCCGCCCCGGTGTTGATGGCCTTCCGGGCCTTCTCCGTGGCGCTCTCCAGGTTCTGCCGCCGGGTGGTGTTGGCGGCCTCCGTCCGGAGCTTCCGTTCTCCCTCGATCTGACCCTTCACATAGGTGGCGGCGCCTTTGCCCTCGTCATTGAGTCCGGCGGTACTGGTCTTCCGCCCCTTCAGCTCCCGGGTCTTCATGTAGTACTCATGGGCCTTCACGGGGTCGTAGTAGGGGCTTGCGTAGTGGGAGAGCTCATCTTCTTCCTCCGTCTCCTCGTCCGAGTGGGCAAGGTCCGCCTCCATATCATTGAGGTCTGCGTCCGCCTCGTCCAGTTCCTGGAGCCTCGCCTGCAGGTCCTCCTGACTCTCGCCCTCGGTCCCCGGCTCCGCCTGGTTGAGATTGCTGTTGCGCAGCTGGTCCGCCTTCGGGTCGGAGGAGGGCTTGAGGCCGATCACCTGTCGGAACTCGTTGCTGGTCATGATCTCGTTCCGGGTGAACTTGTCCGCCGTCTCCGCCAGCTTCCCCACCGGCACCAGCTTGAAGGGATCCCGGAAGAACACCACGCTCTTCCCCTGGGTCCGGGCGGTCTTCGTCAGGAACTTCCGCTTCATCTCGTCGGCCACGGCTGAGACCAGCGGCTCGATGGTACGGTTGTTGTAGTTCAGCATGACCTCTTCCGTGGCCGTCCCGTCCATGATCTCCTTCGTGATCCCCAACTGGCTGTAAAGCATGCTCGTCAGGTACTCGATCTGAGCCATGAGGTTGTTCTCCAGGGAGCGGTTCAGCTGCGTGATCTTCTCCGTGCCGTCGGTGTAGGCAATGCCGTACTTGCTGCCTGCCAGCTGCTGCTCAATGTCCTTGCGCCGGTTCTCCGCCTGCTGGCGTTTCGCCTCCGTCTTGATGACGTAGGGGAGCTGGATGATGAGGTCCAGCTTGCCGGAGCTGTTCTGCTCGTCGATGACGTCGAGAAGGGCCAGCTTCCGCATGAGCCGCTGCATGGTGCTGTTGGGCTCGTTCATCACGGCGTAGAGGGGATTCTCCACGATGGCCACCGTCTTCTTGGGCACGGTGACCTCCTCCCGCTTGCCGGTCCGCTCGTCATAGAGCCGCACCCGCACATGCTGGGGCATCCACGCCGTGATCTTGCCGGTCCGCAGGCTCAGGATCTCGTAGCCGTCGGTCTCGTCCGGGTCGTCGTTGGTCTCCACCGGCACCACGGCCACGCAGCCCTCGTCCATCATACTCATGTAGATGTCCTGCCGCAGGGCCCGGCCTGTCTGGTCCACGTTGGCCTCCAGGTTGAGGCAGCGGTTCAGCCCGGAATCCATGTCCCGGAGGTACCGCTGGCTGCCGTCCAGCTGGGCGTGGCGGATGTTGATCGCCGCCGCGTCCATGGCGATTCGGTTGATGACGGAGGTCACGATGCTCCGCTCGTTGCCCCGGGTCAGCCTCGGCCGGTCCGGCCGGTAGTAGGAGACCTCTCCCCCATTTTGAAATTCTTTCGTGGGGTCTCGGTTCATAAAAACGTTCCAGGCGTTTTTCAGCCGGGAACCCAGTGTTTCAGCCATTCATTCGCCACCTTCCATGCGCTGAAAAGCAAAAAAATCGCCCTCAGGCAATAAGCCTGAAGGCGATCGCGGGGACTATCGAGTTCTATCCTACGATCTCGAACTTTTCGGGAGGATACAGATAGTCGTCATTGCTGTCATCAACAATACGGTACCATCCTTTTTCGACAGAAAGTACCGTGTAGACCTTCCCATGGGTCAGCATGAGAAGGCTGGTTTTTCCAAGCCATCGGACCTTTGTTCCGGGTTTTACTTCCATCGAATATCTCACTCCTTCCATTCTTTGATTTTGAAGCGGCACTTGCCAGCCGTCTTCTCCTGAAACCAATGGATCTCGGCGTCCTGATTGGAACCGTAAACGTCAAGTGTGCCGATCCCCTTGCAGTGCTGCCAGTCTTCCGGCTTTCCACCGTATGCTTCTGACAGCCATTCCGCAACATTCTGGTTCAGCGGCTTTACGCCGCCTTTCCCAGCGAAGACTTTTGGATTCTGGATGCTGGCCCCCTCTGCCAGATAAAAAGTATCGCCACTGTCCGGGTCGTAGATCGGGTAGTTCTGGGCCTTTGCCCCAAGGGTCCTGCCAACCATGATAGCAGGTTTTTCATCTTTTGCAACCCTTGGTTTGTGCCCAAGCTCCTCTGGGGTCCGCCGGACACCCCACTTCATTCCCTTCACGCCATAGTGACAGAGGGATTCTCCGTGGCGCACAGTCCGAAGGTAATCCTCGGTCTCCCCCAGGATGCTCCGAAGGAGTTCCCGGTTCTCCCGCATGGCCTGCTCATAGCTTGCGCCGCTTCCCCTAGAGGCCGGGGCGGAGACGTAATCGCCCATCCGCGCCAGGTCCATCTGGTTCAGCATCTTTCGGGCGGTCTCCTCAAAGCTGTCGGCAAAGGAGTCCGCCACTAGCCGTTTTGCCGCCTCTCGGGTCTTTGCGTTCTGGTGGAGCTTCACGGCGGCGTAGCTTACCCCTGCGGCAGCGGCCACGATACCGGCAGCCTTCAGCGCCTTCCCGGCACGACTCTTTCGCTCAGTAGGCTTTTCCGTGACCTCGCCATCGGCATAGCGCCTCCGCCCAGCCGGCTTCAGACTCCCGTCCTCATTCTGGAACCGCCGGATGCCCCACTTCATGCCAAGGATGCCGTAGTGGTAAAGTTCATACTCCATTTTGAAATTCCTCATTCAAACGCGTCCCGGTTCAGCTTGTATGCGACATAGGCGTCCAGCATGGCGGAGACCGCGTCGATCTTCTGGTCCCTCCGGCGCTTCAAAAGCTTCCGGTTGCCGTTGGTGTCCTCCAGTGCGATGCAGTTCCCCATGGTGAAGCACATCAGCTCCTCGTCAAAGATCAGCATCCGCTCCTCCGAGAGCTTCTTCAGCTCCCCCAGGGGCACGGACTCCGTCTTCACGCCCTGGATCACCTTCTCGATGCCGAAGGGCCCGTTCTCGCTCTGCCACCGGGCAATGAAGTCCTTGGCGTTGTAGGGGTCGAACCCCAGGCAGCGGACATCGTACTCACTGGCCGTGAGAAAGCTGTCCAGGTCGTCGTAGACGTCCATCATGTCAAGGACCGTCCCCTCTAAAACAACAAGACTCCCCTCCTTCATGAACGAATCGTACTTGACCCGCATGGCGGAAGGGAGCTTCATCTGCGTGAGGGAACTGATGTAGGCCCGGGTCTTGACGCCGAAGGCGCCGTTTCCCAGGGGGAAGAGAAACGTGAAGGAGCAGAAGTCGTCGCCCCGGGAGAGGTCCACACCCATGCTGCAGGGCATCTTCCAGAACTCCCGCTTCCGGTGCGGCAATGTCTCCTCATAGGGGAAGTAGTAGGTGTACCCCTCCATGGGGATTCCAAAGCGCTTGGCCAGGATATCGTTTCGGGCCGCCGGGGCCTTTTCCGCCCGCTCCACGTCCAATTGGTAGGTTTCGTAGCTCACGGTCTTCCCCAGGTTGGGGTTGGCCTTCAGCCACATGTCCGGCTCTCCAACCTCGTCGATGGAGTCCAGCTTGTACCACCAGATGGAAACGTGGGGGTTGTAATACTCCCCCTTCAGGATGTCCATCAGCTCCATTTTGATGGTGTCGCCCACGCCGTTGCGCACCGTGCCTTCGGAGCTGGTCGCGATGATTAGGTAGTCGTCCACCTTGGAGGCGCCCTGTTCAATGGCACCCACCACATCCTCCCGTGTGTCGCCAGAGAGCCACTCGTCAATGGTGGCCAGCTTGCAGCGAAGGCCCTGAAGCTTGTGGATGCTCATGGGACGCACCTCGATGAGGGACCCCGTGAGGAAGTTCTCGATACCCTTCTTCGTGGCCGCCAGCTTCACACGGTCGGCCTTGGAGCCGGTGGTGTTCTGCAGGCTCCCCTCGGTCAGGAACTGGAAGAGCGGCCCCCGTGCCCGTGTAATGGCGGTGCGGATGGGGCTCATCACCTCTTCCGCCTGCTTCATGGTGGGGGCCGTCGCGATCTGGTGGGTGGTGGTCGTGTCAATGTTGTGGACGTAGGAATGCATGAAGGCGTCGTAAAGGGACTTCGCCGCTCCTCGCCCCACGATCAGGTACTGCTTGTTGACGAGGCGTTTCTTCACGAGCTTGCGGACAAAGCGGCCGCCCCGCCCGTTGGGTCCGGGCTCATAGACGCTCCGCTCCACAAACTCGTACCAGCCGAAGACATCTTCCGCCCACAGCTTGAAGCTGTCCAGCAGCTGGACATCCGACCCATCCGTCAGGGTCATCTCCTCCTCGCAGTAGCGGATCCATCCCTCCACGGAGTCCTCGTCGTAGTAGTACCGGGGGTTTGCGATCAGGTCGTCGATCCGGTTCATTTGCATCGAGACCGTCTGGCACACCGGGATCTCCCCCCGCAGCACCGCCTCCCGGAACTGCCCGTAGTATTTCGGCGTGGCAGTGTTGGAAAGGGACATGCTCCCTCGCTCCCCTCCTTACATCCTCAGGAAAATATCAGTACCTGCGATACTTTTTGAGCCGCTCTTCTGCAGCGGACGTCCCTGTGCCCCATCCATCGGTCTTTCCGACAGTATTCAGACGGTCCCGTGTAGAACCGTTTGTTCCAGCGCCATCCGTCTTTGTGGCAGGATGGCGTGTGGTCTTGCCAGCCCAGCTGTCATTGACAGCCTCCTGATACTTTTTCCGAAGGGCCTTTTTGTCCTCACGGTACTCTTTTGCTGAATCTGCCCCGCCAAGGGAAGCAGACACCCAGGCAGAACCGAGATTTGCAGCTGCAGACACAGCGGCGACATTAAAAACTTCTTTGGAGTGGATATAAACCCGAGTTGCCGCTGCTTGCTTTCCTCGTTTCGCCAATTCATGTGTTGTAATAGACCCAATAGCAGCAGTTCCAAGTGCTACCCCTGCACTGGCAAGCCCGAATCGAGTCATATTGTCCGTGTTGTAACCATCGGGATTCTCAGTTCGTAATTTGTTGAGCTCTTTGGTATACTCGCCTCTGGTGGCCAGCTTTCCCTTGACGGCGCTCGTGTATCTGCTAACATCGAGAGACTTCTTCCGCTGAAACGGATTGCCGTTCTCTTCCCAGCTCTGCTTATGCTTAGGCATCCGCCCAGCCTGGTCGGCCTCCTGCTCCCGCTTCTCACGGTGCTGGCGGTCTACCTCGCTCTCGCCGCTCCGGACGATGCGTTTCGCAGTGTTGGCGGCTTTCTCGACTTTACCGAGCATCTTCCGCCGCTTTCCGGCGTTGGTCAGGGTCCCGTCCTCATTCTGGTAGCGTCTCACGCCCCAGCGCATTCCGAGAACGCCGTAGTGATAGAGTTCATTACTGGGCACTTAGTCCCCCCCCTTTTTTTTTACTTGATAAGCTCGCTTACTGGCAACTTTTCAATGGTCTTCACATAGTCTTTGGCCGACTTCATGACATCCTTGGTGATCTCTGTCGTCGAAATGATCTCGACCTTTTCCGGGTTGATGACGATCATCGCCGTCTTCGAAGTTCCGCCATACCGGTCCAACAAATCAGGAACTGCGTCATAGCCAAGTTCTCGAAATCGACGGTAAATTGCCCTCGTTTCATCCTTGTACTGACTGTCTCCGAACATGGATGCAACGCAGTACGCCATTTTCTGTCCGGACCTTCCGCTGGGATCGGCCAGGGCCCTTCGGATGTCTTCCCTCGTGACCTGCTTTTCAAGGTCGCCGGTGAAGACGTTGGAATAGAAGGAATCCCGGAAGGAGTCAAAGACCTTCCCATTGGAGAGAAGGACGCCGCAGAGTTCTTTTGCCATTTCTTGATCCGATGGCATCTTTAAGGCTGACTTTGCTTTGACATGCTGGACGGTCGTTGCCTTCAAGCCGATAAGCTTCCGGAACGGGGTCGGCCCCAGGTTCTTGACATATCGGGCGGCATCGTCCTTTCCATAGGAAACATAGAGCCCGCCAGACTTATTGACGTCCATGGTCTCTTTTCCGACCCGGTTGAACTGAAACCCTGCGGGGATTGTTTTTGATCCGTCCCGGTTGACTTTTACCGTTTTGCCAGGTTCCACAGCGTAGTGCTCCTTCCCCGCCGGGGTAAGAGTTCCGTCTTTGTTCTGGTAACGCCGGACACCCCATCGCATCCCCAGGACGCCGTAGTGATAAAGTTCAGACTCCATTTTGAATTTTTCTCCTGTCGCAAAGATTGACGCTCCCTGGGATACGATGTATAATGTTGCCAATCATCGAGATGGAGGTCACAGCCATGCCGGACTTTGACATTGCTCAGTGCAAGACGCCCTTGGACTTTGAGGATAAGGCCCGCTTCCGGAAGGTCGGCCAGGCCTCCGCCCAGGCACTGAATGCTCTTCTTCAGCAGCTCCCCCAGGCAGCGGCCATCGACGCTCTGGAGAGCGCCAACTGGATCGTTCGCTTCCCCAAGGGGTTGCCTCATACCCTCCAGGCCTTGAAGCGTGGCGGATATAGCAGCAGCATCGTAGACGCTAAGGGCCGATACCTGGACACGGTGTCCCTTCACCCCGCCGACCTGGCCCAGCTTCAGGCAGCTGCCCTCAGCGCCTTCTCTGCGGCCTCCTTCGCTACCGGCCAGTACTTCCTGGCCCAGATCACGAAGGAGCTCTCTGTCATCCGCATGGACATTGACCAGATCCGGGAGTTCCTTTATGGCGACAAGCGCGCCGAACTCATGGCAGAGTTCAGCTTCGTCCAGTACGCCTCCCAGAATTACGAGGCCATCATGGCAGGGGATGCCCAGCGTGCGGCTACCATCACAAATCTCCAGCACGCCCGCATCGTCGCTATGAAAGACATCGAGTTTTACATCGCAGACCTCACCGCAAAGGCTTCAGAAGAGCCAAAGAACTACGATGCGTTCTGCTCCTTGACGGAAGAGGCTCTTCACATTCGCGCAAATCTGCAGGCCGCCATGGAGCTTTGCGCCACCAGCGCCATTCTGGAGACCTATTACTCCGAGAATTGGAATGAGGCTTACATTGCGAACATACAGAAGACCGTTCTCCACTTACTGGGGAAATGCGATAAGTACATCCTGGCCAGTTTTGCGGCACTCCGCCAGCAGAACAAGGGCTTCAAGCCCAATCTCATCCAGAAGGTGGACAACAGCAAACTGGAGGAGGCTTTCTCCGCCGTCTTGAATGATCTCTCAAACCGCGAGGAAAGTGAGCTGCAGAAAACCGTCCGAGAGGCCTTCCAGGCTCCCGCCAAGGAGACGGAGCTCTACATCCGCTCCGACGGAGCCATGTACCAAACCGCATAAAGAAACGGAAAGAGACCCCGTGGAGGGTCTCTTTTTCCTGCCTTACAGCCCGTTCTTCCGAAGGTCGTCCAGCACCATATCACCGACCTTGTCGATGATTCCGTCGATCTCGTCCTTGTAGAACTTATAGGCCATCTTGGCCGCTTTGATGGTGCCCGCCATGGCAACGGCTCCCATCACAAATTTCTTCCCCTTCTGCAGGACGCTGGGCTTGGCCGTCTTCTTCCGGTACTGCTCCTCGTTGTTCAGCCGGTTCAGCCGCTGCTGGAGCTCCTTGTCGCTCATCTCCGAGACCTTCTTCCTGTCGTGGGCACGGGTGTAGTCCTCGTGAGGGGTTTCCTTCTTCCGCCGCTTTCCGGCGTTGGTCAGGGTCCCGTCCTCATTCTGGTAGCGTCTCACGCCCCAGCGCATCCCGAGAACGCCGTAGTGGCAGAGTTCGTTGTTCTCCATTTTGAATTTTTCCTCCTCTCTCGGGGGCTCATCCCTCGCCGGGGTCCACCTGGCAATTGGCCCGCCATTCAAACTCGGCGATGGCCGCCTTCAGGGCCTCCACATGGGCGGAGCTCTGCGGCGGGTCAAAGAGCAGCTTCACCTTGGCGTAGACATAGCTCTTCACCATGCTGAGCCGGGGGTCCTCCCCCAGAAACTGCCCCCAGGTCTCCTCGCTCCCAGAGATGGCGAAGCCCTCCCGGGGCCCAACGCCAAGCTGGGTGAGCACCGAGAGGGCCGTGTTGATGTGCAGGGTGATGTCGGGGTCGAAGTGCGTATCCTCAGCCCCGGGGCCGAGGAGCTTTTTGATAGAGAGCAAAATACTGTCCATCCGCTCTCAGCCTCCTTTTTGGTATTAGATGCAGAGCCGCTTGATCCGCCGGTTCCCCCAGTTCCCCTCCGGCTGCCGCGAGAACATCTGGCTCCTGCGCTCCACCTGGTAGGTGTAGGGCAGGAGGGTCTCGTCGTCCCGGTGGTCCACCAGCTGCGGCACGGTGGAGAGGACCGGGATCCCCGTGTCCATGCACCAGAGCCGGATCATGTGACTGTCGTGCAGTCGGAAGTCCGGGTAATGCCCCTCCTCGCACCAGGCGAGCCACGGCTCGATGTACTCCTTCGGAAAGAGGATGGCGCACGCCGGAAACGGCGTCGTCACCGGAAAATAAGGCGTCTCCGGGTCCATCTGCGCGTAGATGGAGTAGCAGAATGTCGTAAGAGCGAAAACCACCCTGGGGTATGTCTGGATCATCGCTTCGCAGATGTCCAAAAGTCCATCACAGGGGATCACGTCGTCCTGAAGGACCAGGCGATGTGTCGCCTCCTCCGGCATCGGGTGGGACCAGGTCTTCCGTGCCGTGTACATGGCGTCTCCGCCTTCCGGCCGGTCGTCCCAGGTGATCTGCCCTTCCGAGAGAGAGAGGGTCTCTGCCAGTTCCTTGGCCATTGCCTCCCTCTTCCGGCAGGCCATAATACGAACGTCTAACATCAGGACTGTTTAAATGAGGTCTTCATGATGATGATACCAACAGGCTCCTGTGTAGTACTGCCAGCGCAGCTGCCAGCTACTAGGTGCACGCCAGCGACCGCGAGTGCTTTATCTGTTGTAGAGCCTGCATCAACAATTCTAACAGCAGTGCCAAACCAGTCTTCCCCGCCCATCACATAAGGCATCTTGGAAAGGCAGAGCGCAAGACCTTCTTCGATCGTCATCTCGGACGCCTTCTGACCGCAGCAAAGAATATTTCCTTCGGAATCAGTCGACCGGAACAGAACCTTCTGCGGCAGGACCGGTTCATCGCTTCCGCTCTTCCCGGCGCTCTTCAGCACGCCGTCCGGGCTTACATCCAGGTTTCCGTTCTTCACATCCTGCTCATCGTAGGAAAGCAAGTATTTTGCCATGGGAGAATTCCTCCTTCAAAAATATAGATTGGAAGGAAGAGGGAGCGTGAAGCCCCCCCTCCCTCGCTTCGTCTTAGAGTGTGCAGGTGATGGTCTTGTTCTCCTCGTCCTTGCTCCAGACGAGGCTGTAGCACGCGGCGCTGTCCGCCAGCTTCACGCCGACGTCGCCGTCCGCCACCAGATAGTTGTAGCCCAGGCTGGGCGCGGTGGTGCCGGTGTAGGGCAGGGTCACAACGCTGCCCCGCAGCGCGATGACGCACTCCGTCTCAGAGAGGATCTTCACGCAGACGCCCACGATGTTGTTTCCCTTGCTGGCGGGGGACACCGTGTCATTGGCGTTGATCCTGACCGGGATGTTGACCTTCATAGCGCCGGTATACTTGACCTGCCGGTAGTTGCTGGGCATCAGGCAGCCGTCGGCGCCCACGTTGATGTTGCCGGACTTCACGTCCTGGTCGTTGAACTGCATCGGATACTTTGCCATTTTGAATTTCCTCCTCAAAATTTTTGTTTCCGCCAGGGACAGGTGTCCCCGGCTCTGCGCTCCGCCGGCCCTCGCCGGAGGAGGTCAGCGCTTCCGTAGTGGATCGCGTTGTGGGTCTCATGGACCGTCGTCACGAGGTACTCCGGCTCCAGGAGATAGGGGGTTGCCTCCCGGATGTCCCGCAGGAGAATGGGGTTCAGGTGGTGGATGACGATCCGCTCCCCCAGGATCGGGTGGTCCTGGGCCCCCAGGTCACAGCAGTTGTCCCGCAGGATGATCTGGTTCCGGACTCTCCGCCACTCCGTGGAGCGGTAGAACATCTGGTTGAAGACCCGGTCGTAGCCAAAGGTCTCCCGGCCAACTTCTCCCCCGAGTTTCAGGTACTCGAATCGCTCCTCAAAGCTCTTGAGATACGAGAGCTCAGTAAAAGTCCGGATCTTCATCCTCTTCCGCCGGCCCTCCTCCCTGGTAGCTCCGGAAGGCGGAGAGGGCCTTGGCGTAGAGCTCCTTCATCTCCCCGTTGGACTTGAGGTTCTCGGTCTTGGCGGCCATCAGCTCTGCCTGCTTCTCCAGGATCTGCTTTTCCAGCTTCTCCTTGGTGGAGCCCAGCTTCAGAAAATGCGTGATGACCTGAGAGGAGGCCGTCCCGTCCCGGAGTTGCTGCTCGGCGAGCTTCGCCGCCAGGGCGATCATCCGGTTCTCCTGCGCCTCCTCCGTGATCGCCGGCCGCGCAAGCACCGTTTCCTCCTGCGAAGCCCCCGAAACCTTCCGCTTCGCCACAGAACTGCCTCCTTTCTGTTAAGGGTTATTTGTTTGATCTAGACTGTACAATGATTGGCGCGGACCCAGACTCGATGTTCATAAATACGGCGTTCACTACGCCATTCATTGCAATAAACCCCAGACTGAAAACTACCATCGAAGCACCTTCTGCTCCAATTACTTCACCATAAGCGCCGTTCATCAATGCCTCAATGAGTGCGTCTCCATCATACTGGGTTGTGCACTCCCGATCAGCAAAAGCCTTGCTGTCGAATTTATTAGTAGTACTGTTATAGAAAAGATAGATAACAGGCCGTTCTGTGGCACTCTTCCCGGCGCTCCTCAGCACACCATCCGGGCTCACGTCCAGGTTTCCGTTCTTCACATCCTGCTCATCGTAGGAGAGTAAGTATTTTGCCATGTGAGAGTTCCTCCTTCAAAAATATAGGTTGGAAGGAGGAGGGAGCTCGCAGCCCCCCCCCTCGTTACGCGTCTGCCAGGCAGTTGTAGAACGACTTGTCGACCAGATACGCCTTCTCAGCGGTGACGTACACGGTCCGAACCGAGCTGGTGGGGAACCGTGTCGTCTCATCGGCGTTCTTGGAAGCGGTCCAATTCAGGAAGCTGAACTGAACACACCATCCGGCGTCCGTGTCATTCCCGATGAAGACGTTGAAGGGCCGGTAAGCATTATACCCGGCGACATCCATGATAGTCCGCTTCAGCAGCTCGCTGGCTCCCATTGCCACCATCTCGGCATAGCTGTGTGAAAGGGTCGGCGCCTGAAGAACGCTCTCAAAATGGAGGGTGACATCACTGCTGTCGTTGTCCTGGTAGATGCGCTTGACCGTTCCATCTGCCTGAACCGTCAAAGTTCCGCTGGAAGTCTTGTCGCAAAAATAGAACGTCAGATCAGCCCCGTCCGTCTTGGAGAACCGCTTCATCAGGCGAAACACACGAATAACCGTCCCGTTACTCTGCGTGTGCGCCCAGTAACCGACTGGGGTCTTGCCTGCATCAATTGCCGCAACAAGTTCTTCATTTGTGCAGCTGATCGTAACCGGATCGGTGTCGGAGATCGTGAAAGGAAATTCACGGTCATCCGCTTTCTTTCCGGCCATCTGCCCGGCGATCACGGCTTCGATTCCATAAAGGTCGCTCATACGCCCTCCTCTTTCCACTCGCCGCTGGGGCTCAGGGTGTAAACGCTCCCGCCCGCCACCTTGGCGACGCTGCCGGGAGCCACATTGGTCGGGAGATTCGTCACATCCGCACTGCTGTCGCAGAGGATGACGACCTCTACCTCCCGATCACCGGTACTATCATAGACGTCTCGTCTGCGGATCACTCTGTATGCCATCTCTTTTGGTCCCTCTCTTTCGAGTTTTGTTCTGCTTTGCTCTCACTTTTGGCGGGTGGTTTGAAGGCGCTGAGGACAGTATGCACGCGAAACGCCTCCGGGGGAAAGGAGTAAAGCCCCGGAAAATATGGGGCGGGACGCACTCCTTGCGAGGGAGGTCGGGGCTATGGAGTCCCCGTCGGCCGCCGTTCCCAAGGCGGACCGAATGATCGCAAGGTGCTGGCTGGCATCCCGTCTCAAACAGCTGGCCGCACCCCGGCCAGAGAGACCACAAGCCCCAGCGCCCTCAAACCACCCGCCAAACTATCAGCTTCCCTACCGTGTGCGGAAGACCCATCCCTCCGCAGCACCTGGTCCAGCCGCATCAAATGCAAAACCGCTCCCCCAAAATCACCCCCGGAGCCCTTTTTAGGACACCGGCGATGCAGGGTGGGGGTGTCTTTTATGTACCCCCCCCTAGGGGTCAAGCGGTCTTC